CCCGCGAGCGCCAAGAGGGATGCGCCTCTCTGAATACTTCTTCCCTGTCCTTTGCGCTGACGTACTTATTCCATGACGCATGTATGCGCTTGGTCAGCGGTACAGCATGGGCTTTCTCAATGGCTATCTCTAGCAAGGCAGCTTGCCTTTCCTCAAACTCGCGTGGGTTGCCCTCGGGCGCATGGTCTATGGCATCGCGCAGTTTGTTTAGTTCATCCTGCCACTTGGTTAGGACGGTATTGTGTTGTTTCATGTAGCCGCGCTTGATGTCCTCGTCACGCCTGAACAGCGGTATCAAAGTGCGTGTGTGTGGTTTCTGTAGCTTGACCTGCGCTTGCTTCAACGCTGTTTGTATGTGCGTGGGTGTCCAGTCAACCCATGCTGTGCCTAGCGGTATCTCACGCTTATCATCTGACGCGTCATTCCTAAACGCGTATTCTTCCTGCGGCGTGCGAGTACCTGCTTTTTGATACGTGCGCAACAACCCCAAGCATTTACTTAGCGCACTAGCATACGGTTCATAGACAGCTAGTTGTTCGGTGTCGTTAGCTCTGCGCATTCTTGTTAGTCGTGCGGCTACGCTTGCTTGCTCTTTTAACAGCGGCTTGATGACTTCTTGCCATGCGTTGTAATACTTCTTGCGTTCACGCTTGGCGGCGTGTTGTGCTTTGCGTTTGGTTTGAACAACGTCTGCTATCTCTGCAATTAGCGGCGGCGGTAGCCCTCGCGCAGTTAAACGATTCACTAATTCTTTGCGCGTCATTTGTATGTAGTGCGTTTTACCCCTGCTTTTCTTACTAGATGTAGTAGCTTTCATGTGTGTCCTCCGGTTTGTGTCCAGTATGTTGACGATAATTCAGCGCAAGTGGACACGCTATACGCTAGTGCTGGCGCGGCATCTGCTATTTTTTGTCCAGATGTCCAGCTTCTCAAGGCCTTAAAGCGCCAAGAAGAATGTTGGTGATTGTTATGAGTTTATTTGTTCTCTCACAATCATTTAACATTCTAAATGGACGGGCTTGTATAGGCAAGATGATGGACAAGTGGACATTTATATATATAAATCTTTTAAAAGATAGATAGATAAAGGGTTTTACCTTTGTCCACTTGCGCTGAAAAACATCTAACAATCTGGACATGCCTAGTTTTGAAATGACACGTTAGTTTTTAACATGTCAGCGTAGTAGTTGCGCTCTGCTTGCGTGAGCGTGTGCCATGTGGGCTTGTCATCTGCGTACGCAGCATCTACCTCATCGAACTCATGGACAGTACGTCCACGAGTTTCCTCTGTGACTTGAAAGCCTACGCGAAGCAATGCTTGTTTGAGTTGGTCGTTACGCATGGTGATTCTCCTTAGCAGATGAAGTCAGGGTGGTTGGTGAGGTTGAGTTGCTGTGCCAGTTGGCGCAACTCGGTCTGGCTTTTGGTAGTGCGAGCGCAGCGGATTAGACCGGACAGAGCGCGTGCTGCGGTGTCGATCATATTGTGTTGAATGTACGTGTGAACCATGTTTACTTCGCGTGTCTCTGATTTAGTCATGATGATTCTCCGGTTTGACTGATATGGGATTCCGCGCAGAGGGGTGATTCTCTGCGCGTATCGGTTGAAAACTCATGGACAAACTGTCCGCGAGTTACGCTGACAGCAACTCGATCAACTTGCGACGTTGCGCTGGTGTGAAGTTCTTCAGGATGCGTTGCGCCTCGCGCTGTACTGCATCTGCTTTCGGCTTGGCTGCGGCTTTACCCTCGCCGCTCGGCGCGTCAACGCTAGGGAAGCAAACCTCAAGCACGCGAGTGACTGACTTCTGCGCTGCTTCGAAAGCCTTCTTGTCCTTGCTGTCAAACGTCAGACCACGTTGACCCTCTTTAACTGCGACACCATGCTTCTTGGCTGCCCATGCTACTGCGAACGGTCTAGCTGTCGCACGGTCGCCGATACCCTCGGCAAGTAATCGCTCTGCGAATGAAAGTGATGCATTGTCTGCATCGGTGAAGATAGCAAATACTGCTGCGTTGATGAATTGGTTCATGGTAGTTCTCCTAAAGATGATTGACTCGTGGACAATGTGTCCATGAGTGAGAGAAAACGTATCCCTCATATAGTTGCGAAATGGCTTCGCATCAATCAAATCGGCAACATTCTCGACCCCACCATACCCCATCCCCCCAAATCTGAGCAGGGTCGCAGGTCCGACACAGAACACTATTCCCCACACGCAATCTCACTTTTGTTTCAAATTCAATAACATGCTCAAAAAAAGCAAAACATGGGTAAGTAGTCAAATAAATAACACAAAAATTTCTATAAAAAAATAAAACCAAACATGTCAAACCTTTGACACATACAAATAAAAAAAGCCCCCGCCGAAACGGGGGCCTCAAAGGGCCGTTGCCCTGTGCGAGAAATCTCCAACCACGGAGACAGCAATCATGTAAAAATTTACACAACCGCAGAATCGAGTATATACTCCGCCCAACGTGACTGCAATGGTCAGCGCCTATGCTAGAGCATTTATTGAATGAAACTGTTTTTACTCCCGACGTTCTCGACACGCCGGTGGCTACGCCTGTCTCAAAAGCAAGCCCAGAACAACTAATGGACGCACAAGTTGAAACGGCTAAATGGCTTGAGGAACTGGGCGCAGTATCCGACGAAGACGTAACGGACCAAATTCAGGAAGACAGCGCCAGACAAGCGTTCGCTGTGCTAACCCAAGACCAAGACCCCAAAGCCAAGAAAGCGGCGCTAACAAAAGTGACTACGCCAGAAGCGGTAAAGCACCTTGTTGGAATGTTAACTGCCTACGACTGGCACTTTGTTGAACAGGCTAAAGAGATCAGGGGTTATGCGGTGGCGCAGTTGGTGGAGGAAACAAAGCACCCTGATGCCAAGATACGTCTACGTGCGCTTGAGCTGCTGGGTAAAGTAACAGAGGTTGCGTTATTTACTGACCGGGTAGAAGTTAAAAAGACTGACCTGTCAGACTCTGAGCTAGATAGTCGCATCAAAGAGAAGTTGGAACGCATGGCAAAGATCGTGGATATAACGGACGTGACGTACGTGGAGGATGTAACACCAAAGGCCGACGATGAACCTGAACCAGCATGAGATTGCAGCGCTCAACAAGATACTCCCTACGCTATCGCCGCAGGAGAAAGCCGAACTGTTGGCTGATCTGGAGGAACGGGCGCATCGTGCGGGTAAGAAAGCTGCTCAAGATTCGGTACTGGGGTTTGCAACACAGGTCTATCCGGGATTCAAGATAGGCCCACACCACAGAAAGCTAGCCAAAATCTTTCAAGACGTAATTGATGGCAAGAAAAAGCGCGTGATTATCAACATCGCGCCACGTATGGGTAAGTCAGAGTTCTCCTCCTACCTGTTCCCCGCCTACTTCCTTGGCAAATACCCCGAGAAAAAGATCATCATGGGCACGCACACCGCGGGTCTGTCTGAGGATTTTGGTCGTCGCGTGCGAAATTTGCTAGAGTCTGAGGAATACGCAGAGATTTTTCCCAAGACTAGGGTAGCCGACGACCAGAAAGCAGCCGGTAAGTGGTCAACTAGCGCGGGAGGCCAGTACTACGCAGCCGGTGTGGGTGGTGCGTTGGCTGGTCGTGGTGCGGATTTGTTTGTAATTGACGACCCGCACTCAGAACAGGACATGAAAGCCAACAGTCGCGGTGCGTTTGATGCCGCGTGGTCATGGTTCCAGCAGGGTCCGCTACAACGTCTGATGCCAAACGGCGCAATTATCGTAATCATGACGCGCTGGAGTTTGGTTGATTTGACCGGACGCTTAATTGACTACCAGATCAAGAACCCAGACGCGGATACGTGGGAGATTGTTGAGCTTCCTGCCATATTTAACGAGGGAACGCCGGAAGAAAAGTCTCTGTGGCCTGAACAATGGCCGTTGGAGATGTTAAAAGCCAAGAAAGCTAATTTAGACCCACGCTTTTGGAACGCGCAGTACATGCAAAACCCCACATCGGACGTGTCTGCCATTATTGGCAGGGGTTCGTGGAAGATTTGGGAGCATGATGAGCCGCCACAGTGCGATTACGTCATTCAGAGTTGGGATACGGCGCATGAATCCAAGACATCAGCCGACTATAGCGCGTGTACTACGTGGGGCGTTTGGTATAACGACGAGGATAACGGCGCGCCTAACTTAATATTGTTGGATGCGTTCAAAGACCGGATGCAGTTCCCTGAATTAAAGGCTACGGCCTTGAAACACTATAAGGAGTGGGAGCCAGATGCGTTCATTGTGGAGAAAAAGGCAGCAGGCGCACCCCTCATCCAAGAACTCAGAGCAATGGGCATCCCCGTCGATGAGTTCACCCCCAGCCGAGGCCGCGTCAAAGGCACCACAGATAAAACCGCCCGTCTTAACGCTGTTGCCGACTTCTTCCACAGCGGCAAAGTATGGGCACCAGACACACGATGGGCAAGAGAAGTGATTGAGGAGGTCGCAGCGTTTCCTGTAGGAGAGCATGACGACTATGTTGATACGGTGTCCCAAGCGCTACTGCGCTATCGCCAAGGCGGCTTTGTTAGTCTGCCAAGCGACTACGAGGATGAGCCGACATTTTTTAAACGCAAGACACACGCATACTATTAAGGACGCATCATGTCGATAGATAAAGCACTGTACGCTGCCCCCTTGGGCATGCCAGCCGACGCAGAAGACGATGGCATAGAGATTGAGATTGAAGACCCAGAGGCCGTGCATATTAAAGCTGGCGACATGGAAATTGACCTTTTGCAAGGCGATGAGGAAGAAGACTTTAACGCCAACCTTGCAGAAGAGATGGATGAGAGCGAGTTGCAGTCGCTTGTTGGCGAAATTTTGGATGATGTACGTAACGACTTGTCTTCACGCAAAGATTGGGAAGATACATATAAAGAAGGTTTAACGCTGTTAGGTTTGAAGTACGACGAGCGTACGGAACCGTGGGCAGGTGCGTGTGGCGTGTTCCACCCCATGATTACTGAAGCCGTTGTTCGCTTTCAATCAGAAACAATTACAGAAACATTCCCAGCTAAAGGCCCAACCAAAGCCAAGATTATTGGCAAAGAAACGCCTGAGAAAAAAGAAATTGCAGAGCGTGTGCAAGACGATATGAACTACGAATTGACTGAAGTCATGAAAGAGTTTCGTCCTGAACATGAACGCATGTTGTTCTCTTTGCCGGCAATCGGCTCCGCGTTTAAGAAGGTGTATAAGGACCCCACACTAGATCGGCAAACATCGGTCTACGTATCCGCAGAAGACATCATCCTGCCTTACGGCACGACAGAACTACAAACATGTCCGCGTCTAACGCATCGCATGCGCAAGACCGAGAACGACATCCTGAAGCTACAAAAGGCTGGCTTCTATCGTGACCTTGACTTAGGTGAGCCACCTAAAGTAACCAACGAAACACAGCAAAAGAAAGACAAAGAGTCAGGCATGTCGGCATCGTTTGATGACCGCTATGAGTTGTATGAAGTGCATATTGATTTGGACTTGCCCGGCTACGAAGATGTGGATGATGATGGTGAGATGACCGGCATTGCGTTGCCGTACGTTGTAACTATCCTCAAAGGTTCTGACGAGATATTGGCTATTCGCCGTAACTGGTTGGAAGATGATGACCTTAGATTAAAGAGGCAGCACTTTGTTCACTACCAATACATTCCCGGCTTTGGTCCCTACGGCTTCGGGTTGTTTCACCTTATTGGTGGATACGCCAAGTCAGCCACCAGTCTTATGCGTCAGCTCGTGGATGCGGGAACTCTCAGCAATCTCCCCGGCGGACTTAAGTCGCGAGGACTTCGGATTAAAGGTGATGACACACCAATCGCCCCCGGCGAATGGCGAGACGTAGATACAGGTTCAGGAGCTATACGTGACAACATACTGCCGCTACCTTACAAAGAACCATCGGCCACTCTATTCCAACTCCTTGGTACTATCGTTGAGGAGGGCCGACGTTTCGCAGCAACTGCCGACATCCAAGTGTCCGATATGTCGGCTAATACTCCGGTGGGAACAACTCTTGCCATACTTGAACGAACGCTCAAAGTTATGTCTGCCGTTCAAGCACGAGTCCACTACGCGCTCAAACAAGAACTCCAACTCTTAGCAGCAATCATTCGTGACTACTCGCCAGAAGATTACGAGTATGAACCTGAGTCTGGCAACAAGCGTGCTAAAAAATCTGACTACTCTGACGTAGAGATTATTCCTGTCTCTGACCCTAATGCTGCAACGATGTCGCAGCGGGTTGTGCAATACCAAGCGGTGTTGCAGTTAGCGCAGACTGCACCACAAATATACGACATGCCTATGTTGCATCGTCAGATGTTGGATGTGTTGGGTATCAAAAACGCTAATAAGTTAGTGCCAACGGAAGAAGATCGCAAACCACAGGACCCAATAACAGAAAACATGAACGTGTTGAAGTTAAAGCCTGTAAAAGCGTTCTTATATCAAGACCACGAAGCACATATCAAAGTACACATGGCAGCAGCGCAAGACCCACTCATTCAACAGATGATGGGGCAAAACCCACAAGCGCCGATGATTCAACAAGCGATGATGGCGCATATTGCAGAACACTTAGGCTTTGCATATCGCAGCAAGATTGAAGCTGCGTTGGGTGCTGATTTGCCGATGCCTGATGAAACTATGAATCCTGCTGTAGAAGTACAGCTCTCACGGCTTATTGCACAAGCCGCACCTATCGTTTTACAAAACAGCCAAGGCCAAGTTGCACAACAAGCCGCCGCTGCACAAGCGCAACAAAATCAGCAAGACCCTGTTATTCAAATGCAGATGCAAGAACTTCAACTCAAGATGCAAGAGCTTGAGCTTAAGAAACAAAAACTGGCAGCAGACATTGCTGCACAAGCTGACAAACTTGAATTGGATAAAGAAAAACTTTCTGCTGACTTTGAGTTGGAAGGCATGAAACTGGGTATGAAGTCTAAGCAAGATCAAGAACGCATGACTTCAGAAAATGAAAAAGAAGGACTTCGTATCGGTGCAGATATTTCACGAAGCAAAGCCGACATGGCACTAAAGCACCAGCAGCTTAATAAACCCCAGTCAAAAGGAGCTAAATGACAACCCTACAGGAGTACACGTCGTTTGTTGATGTCCTGCGCAAGAAAATTCGGGACGATATGAACAACTACGCTGACGATATCGCAGGCGGTGTCTGCGCTGATTATGCGGCTTATACAAAGCTTTGCGGTGTGATTCAAGGTCTAGCTATCGCAGAGCGCCACTTACTTGACCTTGCTGAGAAAGCTACAAAGGATGACTTCGATGAGTGATTTAGTACTCCCGCAGTATTTAAAGGACTTGATTAAAGCTGAAACGGCTTTGAAAGAGGAAGACACAGATGCACCTGCTGACGCAACAAAAGCGCGTCAACTACCAAGACCTGTTGGGCACAAAATTTTGTGCGCTATTCCACCAGCAGGAGATACGTTTGATGATTCGATGATTGCTAAAGCAAGTCTATCGCAACGCATTGAAGAACAAACGTCAACGGTGTTGTTTGTTGTGGCGTTAGGTCCTGACGCATACAAAGACCCAGATAGGTTCCCCGGCGGTCCTTGGTGCAAAGAAGGTGATTTTGTTTTAGTTCGTGCTTATAGCGGCACACGATTCCAGATTCACGGACGTGAGTTCCGCATGATCTATGACGATCAAGTTGATGGCACGGTAGAAGACCCTCGCGGTTACGCACGCGCAGCATAAGGAGAAACACATGGCTAATGAAGAGTACATGACGGAATTAAAGATTCCGGGCAAAGGTGGCGGGGATGACCTGCCAGATATTCGTATGGAAGACGATGATATTGATATCAGCGCCGAGTCCGATGTCGAGATCGAAATTGAAGACGATACCCCCGAACAAGACCGAGGCAGAAAACCTCTGGAGCGTGATGTAGCTGACCCATCTGATGATGAGATTGAGCAGTACAGCGACAAGGTTCAAAAGCGTATCAAAGAGTTGGCTCATGCTAGGCACGACGAACGCCGTGCTAAAGAGACAGCCCTGCGCGAACGCGAGGAAGCCATTCGGGTAGCCCAGCAGCTTGTAGATGAAAACAAGAAACTGCGCGGGTACGTCAATTCTGGGGAGCAGACCTTTGCTGAAGTATTAAAGTCAAAAGCAGAGGCCGATCTGGAGATGGCTCGGAAACGATACAAAGAAGCGGTTGAGGCATACGACACTGATGCCATGCTTGAGGCACAGGAAGAACTGCAAGATGCCAAGATCAGGTTGGACAAAGCAAATAATTTTAAGCCAACCTCTTTACAAGTTGAACAAGACGAGGTATATAGTCAACCATCGCCTCAAACTGAGGTGCGCCCCGACGATAAGACCCTGCGCTGGCAGGCCAAAAACCAGTGGTTCGGAGCGCCCGGTTACGAGGAAGTCACCGCAATGGCCTTGGCTACACACCAACGTCTAACAGCGGAACACGGCGCTGACTACGCCCGGACAGATGAATACTACGAGAGAATTGACTCTCGCCTCAGAGAAAAGTTCCCCGAGATTTTTGGGGAGCCTGCAAAGCCGCAAGGCGCACCCACTTCAAAAAGACCAGCCGCGACCGTTGTCGCATCTGCTGCGCGTTCTACTGCAACGAAAAAGATTAAGTTGACAAGATCGCAAGAGGCAATCGCTGCCAAACTTGGTCTTACCCCGAAGCAGTATGCCGTTGAACTTATGAAAATGGAGGCCCGAAATGGCTAATAACCGCACTCCCCGTGATCTTGAAACACGCGAACATTCAACTCGTGACGACTATAAACCGCCGAGCGTACTGCCAGACCCGATTCCTGACCCGAACTACAAGTTCCGTTGGATTTCGACTCATGTCTTTGGTCAAGCAATCCCTTCTCATGTGTCATTACAGATTCGTGAAGGTTGGGAGCCTGTAAGGGCGGCAGATCACCCAGAATTGAAGCTAAACGCCAATGAAAATGGCGAAGTGCAAATGGGCGGTTTACTTCTTTGCAAGATGCCAAAAGAAAAAGTCGAAGCACGTAACCAGTATTATCAGCGTCAAGCGGAAGGCTGGATGCAGTCAGTTGACAACAACCTGATGCGTCAAAGCGACCCAAGGATGCCTCTGTTCAATGAACGGAAGTCCGCGACAAGTTTTGGCAAGGGTATTAAGTAATTTATTAACCTTGGAGTTTAACTATGGCATATCCTACAGTTGACAAGCCTTATGGCTTGCAGCCGGTCAATTTGATCGGTGGTCAGGTGTACGCCGGTTCCACTCGCCTAATGCGTATTGCTAGCGGCTACAACACTAGCATTTACTATGGTGACGTGGTAAAGCTTATTTCTGACGGAACTATCAATAAAGATACTGGCACTAGCACAGCTACGCCGGTAGGCATCTTTGTTGGTTGCACCTACACAAACCCTTCTACTAACCAAAAGACTTTTGCACAGTACTGGCCTGCTGGTACCGCTGCAAGTGACGCTCAAGGTTATGTAGTTGATGACCCTGATATTTTGTTCAAAGTAGCGACCGTTTCTACCGGCACGACTGTAGCTTTCTATAGCTCAGCTCTTGTTGGCGAAAATGCTGTTTTGGTACAAAACGCAGGTTCTAACAATACTGGTGATTCGGCTGTTGGTATTTTCGGTGGTAACACTGCGACTACTGCATCCTTCCCCATCCGTGTTGTTGACATCGTTCCTGACACGTCAAACGGCTCAAATGGCTTCTGCGAGTACATTTGTAAGTTTAACGCGCCATACGTAACGATCTCTGTCAGCTTGTCCGGCGCTAACACAGCAACGGTAACTGGCGGTCATCAGTATCTCAACCCAACCGGCGTATAAGGAGTAACTCATGGCTATTTCACGCGCTCAATTGCTTAAAGAGCTGCTGCCCGGCCTGAACGCTCTGTTCGGTCTGGAATATGCACGCTATGGCGAAGAACACAAAGAAATCTACGAAACAGAGACTTCTGAGCGTTCGTTCGAAGAAGAAACCAAGCTGTCAGGCTTTACTGCTGCACCTGTCAAAAACGAAGGTAGTGCAATTCGTTACGACAATGCGCAAGAAGCTTGGACTGCTCGATATAACCACGAAACTATCGCTCAGGGCTTCTCCCTGACCGAAGAGGCAATCGAAGATAACTTGTACGACTCTCTGTCGGCTCGTTACACGAAAGCTCTCGCACGTTCGATGGCTTATACCAAGCAAGTTAAAGCAGCGTCGGTCATTAACAACGGCTTCTCCGCTAGCTACCCCGGTGGCGACGGTGTTGCTCTGTTCTCGACTGCACACCCACTAGTATCTGGCGGCACTAACGCTAACACGCCGACTACTCAGGCCGACTTGAACGAGACTTCTTTGGAAGCCGCCGTTATTCAGATCGCTGCTTGGACTGACGAACGTGGTCTGCTGATTGCTGCTAAGCCACGTAAACTAATCATCCCATCGGCTCTGCAATTCGTTGCGACCCGTCTGTTGGAAACCAGCCTGCGTGTTGGTACTACCGACAACGACATCAACGCGTTGAAGAACAATGGTTCGATTCCAGAAGGCTACACGATCAACCACTTCTTGACCGACACAAACGGCTGGTATTTGACTACCGACGTTCCAAACGGCATGAAGCACTTTATTCGTGTTCCAATGTCTACTGGTATGGACGGTGATTTCGATACTGGTAACGTACGTTACAAGGCTCGTGAGCGTTACTCGTTTGGCTGGTCTGACCCGCTAGGCATGTACGGTTCGCAAGGTGCGTAATTGAGAAAGGGGGGCTTTCGCCCCCCTTTCTTGTATGGTATAAAAGAAGTATTCCGGGGTACCCGGTTTGGCAGACAGTCCCGGCTGACTTTCATGCAGACTGCCAACACCTAACTCGCATGAAGAGGACAATTTATTATGGGCATTTCTACTACCCAAGCTATTTGGCGTTCGGGCGGCGACGACCCGACACGTACAGCTTATTGCGGCTCGATGGTTATGGCTGCAACTTTCTACACAGCTAACATTGTAACCAGCTCCAACGCTGTTGTTGCTTCTGGTCAAACTGCCACAGTAATTCTGCCCGGTAACGCCGTTGTTACATCGGTAATGATTACTGACCCTTCTGCTGCTGGCACTATTAACGTGGGCTACGTATTGGTTGACGGTTCGGCTAACAGCGCAAATGCTTTTGTTGATTCGTTGACTGCTACAAGCGCTAAGACAGTTACGCCCGGTTCTACTGGTGCTGGTACTAACATGGGTTTAATCATGAACTCCACCAAAGAAGCGGTCATTACGATTGAAAGCTCCAGCGCAGCTACAGGCAATGTTGGCGGCATCATTCAGTATTACGTAGCCGACTACCTGTTTGGTCAGCAGAACGTCTAATAAGGAGGCATCACCATGATGCAAACAGACGTCAAGGCGGCGCATATAAACCAATCTGGTTTTTTAGTTAAATTTCGTTGCCGAAAAAAACAAGTTACGTTGGCTGGTAATGCAAGCCAAACGGGTAAACTCGCTTTTTTTGATACATCTACAGCGCCCGTAACTGCTGGTACTTACGGGCGTTCAGGAAATGTAATTACGGTTTCTTCTACAAACCATGGTTTAAGTAACGGTGCAACTGTAGGCATTTCTTTCAACACAAATACTGGTGTATCTGCAACAGACGGTAATTACACTATTACTGCCACTGATGCCAATACATTTACGATGACAGATATTAACTCTGGAACCGTGACAAACGCAGGCACAGGTTGTCAGTATGTTTATGGAAATACTAATACTTGGTTAGCCACGTATGAAACATTATCTGGCGCAACAGCTACGCAGCAGTTGTTAGTACCCGGAGAAGGCCAATTGTGCCAAAACGGTATTTATGCGTATATGAATAACATGGGCTTTGTAACTGTTCACTATGGCTAAGTCACCAGCATGGCAGAGGAAAGAAGGCAAGAACCCCAAGGGCGGTCTGAACGCCAAAGGGCGTGCCTCCTACAACGCAGCCAACCCGGGGAAACCCGGGTTGAAAGCCCCGCAGCCAGAGGGCGGCCCAAGGAAAAAGTCGTTCTGTTCCAGAATGGAAGGGATGAAAAAGAAGCTCACTTCTCCCAAAACCGCGAACGACCCGAACAGCCGTATTAACAAATCGTTGAGGGCATGGAAATGCTAAAAGATCATATCGAGCCTGACCTGATGGATAACATATCTATCCTCGCTGGTATGGGCGTTTTAATTGGATGGCTACCTAACGTGCTTTCGTTCGTCACTATTGCGTGGTTCAGCATTCGCATCTGGGAGTCCGACACAGTGCGCGGTTTAACTAACCGAGGTAAAGCTAATGCCGACAGTGAGTAAAAAACAAGAACGCTTTATGCAGGCGGTTGCCCACAACCCTGCATTTGCTAAAAAGGCCGGCGTGCCTCAAAGCGTGGGTAAAGAATTTACTAAATCAGGAGGCGGTATGGCTGAGTCAAAAGCAATGGTTAAGAAAGAAGTGTCTTTCATGAAAAAGAAAGGCGCTCCTAAATCAATGGTTAAACATGAGGAGTCTGAAATGGCTGGTATGAAAAAAGGCGGTATGCCTAAGTTTGCTAAAGGCGGCGTGATTGCTTCCAAAATGGGCGCAGTTAAAACTGCTGCTCCTAGCCGTGATGGTATTGCAGAACGCGGCAAAACCAAAGGCAAGCAAATTGTCATGGCTGGTAACAAAAAGATGAACAAGGGCGGGTACTGCTGAGATGAGAGCCTCACGCGGCATGGGAGATATCAACCCTTCCAAGATGCCCGGCGCTAAGAAAAAAGCGCGTCGGGATGACACCGACTTTACTGAGTACAAGAAGGGCGGAAAAGTAAAAGCGGTGTGGGAAAAGCCACGTCCAAAAGAATTGGGTAAACCTTCGGTGTTAACAGCAACGAAGAAGGCGGCAGCTAAGGCTAGAGCTAAAGCTGCTGGTAGGCCATATCCAAATTTGATTGACAACATGGCTGCTGCAAGGAAGAAGTAATGGCGTATACCACCGACACCACAGCATTTAACCCGACCCTCAACGATTATTTCGAAGAGGCGTTTGAGCGTTGTGGCGTTGAGATGCGCACCGGCTATCATTTTAGGACAGCGCGTCGTAGCCTGAACTTAATGCTAAATGAGTGGGCTAACCGCGGTGTAAACCTGTGGACGATTGAACAAGGCTCAATCAACATGGTGCAGGGCGTAGTTACTTATGATCTTCCTGACGACACCGTTGATCTGCTTGAGCAAGTTATTCGTACACAGGCGAGTAATGTACCAAACCAGACAGACTTAAACATAACCCGCATTTCTGTTTCGACGTACTCAACCATCCCTAACAAGCTGGCACAAGGTCGTCCAATTCAGGTGTGGATTAACCGTCAATCTGGGCAGAAATCGGGTTCGGAAGCAGCGGTTGCTGCGCATCCACAGATTAACGTCTGGCCTGCGCCAGATCAGGGTACGGAAACTAATCCGTACTACGTGTTTTACTACTGGCGTATGAAGCGCATATACGACGCTGGTAACGGTGTTAATGCAGTTGAAATACCGTTTCGTTTTACCAATGCGCTGGTTGCGGGGTTGGCGTACATGTTGGCAATGAAATTGCCGGGGGCTGAAGCGCGTGTTCAGCTACTTAAAGCCATGTATGACGAGGCGTGGGACCTTGCCGCAGGCGAGGACCGTGAAAAGGCAGCAGAACGTCTGGTGCCTAGACAGATGTTTATAACGTAATGGGTAATAGATTTTCGTCAGGTCGCTTCAGCATTGCTGAGTGCGACAGGTGCGGTCAGCGGTACAAGCTCAAAGAGCTAATTAAGCTGGTCATTAAAACCAAGCAAGTGTCGATCAAAGTATGTCCGACTTGCTGGGAACCAGATCAGCCGCAGTTGCAGTTAGGTATGTATCCGGTGGATGACCCGCAAGCTGTACGCGAACCACGTAGAGATAACAGCTATATACAGTCTGGATATAACGGTTTGCAGATTACGGCAAACACAAGCACTACGGTGTTGTCAGACGGAACGCCATCAGGCGGTAGCAGGGTAATACAGTGGGGTTGGAACCCTGTGGGTGGAGCAAGAGCAAACGATTTAGGATTGACGCCAAACTATCTGGTGGCATCGACAACGGTAGCAAACGTGACAATTAACTAGGAGTGCAGGATGGACACTAAACAGGTCAAACGGATTGCCGATAAAGAAGTCAAAGCGCATGAGAAACGCATGCACAAAGGCGTTAAAGGCATGAAAAAGGGTGGTCCGACCTCTGAGGACCGTATGCGCGTGGGTCGTAATTTGTCCCGTGTCGCCAGCCAAAAGACGGGGTAATCATGGCAAAGAACATTAAACCAGCGTCGTCATACGCTAAGCCACACACAATGGCTGGCGGTAAAGTATCGGTTGAAGGCCAAGTAAAAGCGCAGTACGAAGGTACTGACCCTAATACTTTGGCAGCTAACAAGATGAACCCACGCGATCACGGTACATACCGTGTAAGTGCTGGTGACCCTGCGGCAGACCATATTAAAACTGATGGCATCAAGATTCGTGGTACTGGTGCAGCTACTAAAGGCACGATGGCTCGTGGTCCGATGGGTTAATAAATGAACTATACAACCCTGTTTAATACGATCAAGACCTATTGCGAAAACGATTTCGCAACTACGGCCTTTACGAGTACGGATAATACCAATGAGGTAATTATCCCTAGCTCCGATCAGATAAACACGTTCATTCAACAGACTGAAACGCGGGTTTATAACGCAGTTCAATTTCCATCCCTTCGTGCTAACAAGTACGGTACGTTAACAGCTAACAACAAGTACCTTTCAGCGCCAAGTGATTTTCTGTCTGTGTATTCAATCGCAGTCATAGAAAACTACGGCACGGCAACGGAGACGTTTCACTACCTTTTAAACAAGGACGTGAACTACATTCGTGAAGCTTACCCAACACCTGCTGATACAGGACTGCCTTCGTACTACGCTATTTTCGGCCCCACCACATCAAGCAACGTCGCTACTAATGAGCTGAGCTTTATCCTTGGCCCCACGCCTGATGCTGGCTACTATGTTGAGTTGCATTATTACTATTATCCAGAATCTATAGTAACCGCAGGTACAACATGGCTGGGGGACAACTACGACCCTGTGTTGTTATACGGTTCGTTGCGCGAAGCATATTTGTTTATGAAGGGCGAACAAGATTTGATTGCCAACGTGGAAGCTAAGTACAATGAAGCCTTAGCAGAAGCTAAACGTCTTGGCGATGGTTTGGAGCGTCAGGATGCGTACCGTACTGGACAAGTTAGAGTGCCGGTGACCTGATGACGATACAGCAAGGATTAACTACCAGCTTTAAGCTGGACATGGTGAGAGGTACGCAGAATCTTGCGTCTGACACGTTATACATGGCGTTGTATACAGCGTTTGCTGACATCAACGACAACACTACGGCGTATTCACCAACTAATGAAGTTACAGGCGGCAGTTACACGGCAGGAGGACAAGCGTTATCCAACGTGACAATTAACTCAACCAGTAACGGTGTTGTGTACGTAAGTTTTAGTAATGTAGTTTGGAACTCAGTGCAGTTCACTGCTAGAGGTGCTTTGATATACAACGCTACTAAAAGTAATGCGTCAATAGCGGTGTTGGATTTTGGGTCAGATAAAACGCAAACAGCAAACAGTACGTTTTCCGTACTGTTGCCCCCTGACACATCGTCTAGTGCGCTAATTCAGATTAATTAAGGAGTAATCATGTCTAATGAAAAGTCCAAGTCAAGCGAGAAAATCTCGGGTGATGTGGTACGCAAAGAAGGTTTTGTAGAAGGCCTATCGTCTGGCGGTGTGTTTACTGTTACATGTCACGACAAAAACGGTAATGAGAAATGGGTTGAGATTGCGCCTAACCTTGTAGTTAATACCGGCCTCCAAGCTATGAACACCCAGTTTTTTACTGGCTCTGCTTACACAGCAGCTTGGTATATTGGTTTGGTCAACGGCACATCGGCTTCCACAACTTTCTCTGGTGGCGATACATTGGCTACGCATACTGGTTGGACTGAGAATAGCAGCTATGTTGGTACGCGCAAGGCAGCTTCATTTAGTGCAGCTACTTTGGCAGACCCATCTAACATCAACAACTCAGCTTCTGCTGCTTCGTTCACAATGAATGCTAATGCAACGATTGCTGGTGCATTCTTGACTAATGTTGCGTCTGGCACTACAGGACTGTTGTTCTCGGCGGCAGACTTTCAAGCGCCGGGTGATCGTACTGTGGTAAGCGGTGATGTTCTGAACATCACATATTCATTCAACCTTGACGCTGTTTAATAGGGGATAAGCATGGCAACATTTAAAAAGGGCGATGTAGTCAAGGTTAAGGCTGTAACTCCAGAAGGCCCAATCACTAAGATGCGCATGGATGAAGATGGCACGATCTACTATTTGGTATCGTGGTCTACGGACGGTATCGAGCATGAGCGTTGGTTTACGGATGAGCAGATTGTTGCTGCGGGGTAATGTGTGGCCCAAGTCGATGGCGGCTACAGCAGTGGCTATTGGGGTGAGGCTGGCTGGGGATGCTCAGTCTACTACCCTATCATCTCTAATGCTGGTTGGGGTAATGGCATTTGGGGTGGTGCTAATGACGCGTATGGCGGCTGGGGCTTAGGTAATGGCGGCTTAATATCTGCTAGTGATTCTGTCAACGTAGCAGCGCAGGCGGCGATTACTGGAAACATAGCAGAAACAGCAAATGTAACTGAGACGTTTAGTGGGGCGTTGGTTTTAGCTAGTTCTGTAACGGATACAGTAAATGCGAATGAAACAGTAGCAAGTGCAATAGTATTTGTAGGTAATGTCAGCGATGCTGCGAATGCAAGCGAAACAGTAGTAAGCACGGTTGTATTTGGAAGCACGGTATCTGATACTGCGAATGCTAGTGAGACAGTAAGCACGTTAGTAATACTTGGAAGTGCGGTATCTGATACAGCAAACGCGGCAGAGACAGTAACGATTAGTGTAGTAGGCAGCAGGAATGTAAGTGACACAGCAAACGCAAGTGATACAGTATCTGCTGGTCAGGCTTTTGCAAGTACAGTAAGCGATACAGCTAACATATCTGAGGCCATACTAAGCGCGTTCGGTATATCAGGTGCTGTGGCAGAAACAGCTAATGTAAGTGAGACTGTAGTAGGAGTTAGGAATACGTTTGGTACGGTAGATGACACCGCAACAGCGGAAGACTTTGCAAATGCGCAAGCAATATTCCAGACGTTAATTACGGAATTATTGAACGCTGAAGATGTAATAAGTGTAGCAGCACAGAATGAAAGAACAGTAGCAGAAAGTATCACGATATCGGATTACTGGTTTGCGCAGTACTTGTGGAATTTAATTAACGATGCACAGACCGCTAACTGGGCTGCAATTAACACAGATACTTCTGGCGGTTGGCAGATGATAAGCACGACAGAAAATACGTCGTGGCGAGTAATAAACACCATTATGTAAGGATGGATCATGGCAAGTACATATAGCAGCCTAAAGATCGAACTGATCGGAACTGGAGATCAGGCAGGTACGTGGGGTAATACCACGAATACCAACCTTGGCACGGCCCTTGAGGAAGCTATCACTGGCTCTGCCAACGTAACTTTTGCAAGCTCAAACGCGGCAATAGCGTTGACAGATACAAACGCATCTCAAACAGCACGTAATTTACGTTTAAATTTGGTAGGTACTATTACCAACGTACAGACACTGTTTGTACCCCCAATTAAAAAACAGTATTTGGTAACAAACGGATTATCAAACTCTGTCATTATTTCCAACGGTACTAACGCATCGCCTACAGGTACTACAGTAACAATTCCTACAGGCAGATCAGTAATTATATTTAATGATGCAACTAACATAGCAGAAACAGTTAGCTATGTAAGCAATTTGGCGCTGGGCACAGTTTTAGGTTTAATCAGTGGCGGGACTGGAGCAAACAGTGCGCCTGCTGCTATGGCTAATTTGATGGGCTTTACTACTACTGCGACCGCTGGTTCAAACACAGTTTTAACTAACACTAGCAGCTACTACCAAATATTTACAGGTACAGCTAATCAAAACGTATCTTTGCCTGTAGTAAGCACATTGTCTAATGGCTGGACATTCCATATCTGCAATAACAGTACAGGTTCGTTGGCTGTTTTATCGTCAGGCTCAAACACAGTTATAACGGTTCCTTCCCAAGTAACAGCGATGTGTACAGTCATATCAACATCCGGCACTACTGAAGCGTCGTGGGAAGCGGGTCTGACAGACTTTAGTACGTCAACAGGTAATGGCAGCGTTGTTTTATCCAATAACGCTACATTAGGGAATGTGTCGGTAAATGCTTATGTAGAAGGCGTAATCGCTGTAGGAAACACAGGTAATGCGGTGACTATCAATATTGCTAACGCTACGATTGTTACCGCAACGCTGACAGCAAATTGTACATTTACTATGCCCGGCAATACGGCTGGTAGATCGTTTATCTTGTTGTTAAAGACAGGTAACGGTTCGTTTACTGGTACGTTTACCAGCGTAAAGTGGGTTGGCAATACTGCTCCTACAATTACCACCGCAAACAACAGCATGGACATTCTGACATTTATAGCTGACGGTGCTAACTGGTACGGAAACTATGCGCAGGGATATGTACCTTAATAGGAGCGTTTAATGTACTTGTCTTTTCAAAAAGTTAGTCAATCCTTGCGTAGAGTTAGCTCTGTAGTTACGGATGCGTACTTTAATCTTGTAACGTTGTTGCTAAACACAACTACGACAAACGGTGCGCAAAATAATACGTTCCTAGATTCCAGCACTAATAATTTCACCATTACCAGAAATGGTAATGCAACCCAAGGCACGTTTACGCCTTTTAGCCAAACAGGTTGGAGTAATAGACTTAGCAGCGGAAATGATTTATCTGGCGCATCAAATGCAGGTTATCAATTTGATTCGGGAAATTTTACTGTAGAAGGTTGGTTTTATTTTAATACTGTAGGAAATGCTCAATTTCTTTCAGTAGCCGTTGTGGGAGCGCTTTATTGGCAATATTATGCTGGCGCTTTAGATTTTGGTAACAATGCAGGCGGTAGTGTACAAGCATCTTGGAGTCCGGTTGCAAATACTTGGTATCACATCGCTGCCGTAAGAAATGGTTCAACATTTACAAACTATATAAATGGTGCTGTTCATTCATCTGGCACAGCATTTAATGTAACCGCAACTGGACTTTTAAAAATTGGATATGGTGGTGCTGGTTCGTTTGATGGTTATATATCAAACATTCGTATTGTAAAAGGTACGGCTGTTTATACGGCAGCATTTACACCACCAACCGTTCCATTAACAGCAATCACAAACACGCAATTATTAACTTGCCAAGCAAATCGTTTTTTAGACAGCAGCACTAATGGAATTGCTATTTCAGTCAACAGCGGCTCACCATCCGTCCAAGCCTTTAGCCCATTTGCTCCTACTACTGCTTACAGCACAGATGTAGTAGGTGGTAGTGGGTATTTTGATGGAACAGGGGATTGGTTAGTAACACCATCATCAGGGCAATTTGCCCCTACTGGAGATTGGACAATTTCTTTTTGGTATTACCCAACTAACTTAACAAATTACATGAGTTTAGTTGCCAGTGATTCTGGCGGTAACGTATCTTCACAATGGAAAATTGAAGTTGATGCAAACGGTCTTTGTAAGTTGTGGTTATCTGGATTCAGCGCCGTTACATTTACTGGCTCAAATGGAAATTTTATAAAAAACCAATGGCACTTTGTAAATATTACTCGATCTGGAAGTACAGGAACTTTCAAAATTAATGGCGCAACTATTGGAACATTTAGTTATACGCAGACTCTTGGCACTTCTTCTTTACCAATAACAATTGGTGCTAGTACTGGAGGTGCTAATCCATCCACAGGATATTATTCCGATGTCAGGTTAGTTGCTGGTTCAGCCGTTACAACACTTCCAACTGCTCCATTGACAGCAATAACAGGTACAAATCTTTTACTCAACTACACCAACGCTGGCATATACGACTCTGCTGCTAAGAATGATTTAGAGACTGTTGGCAATGCGCAGGTAAGCACGACACAGGCGAAGTGGGGCACAACGTCTATGTATTTTGATGGAGCTGGAGATTACTTAGTATCAAATACAGCAACAACGGATTTGTATGCGTTTGGTTCAGGTGCATTTACAATTGAATTGTGGATATATCTTAATACTGTTTCCGGTGCTCAAATTTTGTATGATGGGCGGCCTTCCGGTACTCAAACAACACAACCAACTATTTATATGAATGGTGCTGTTGTTACATATTATGCAAACGGTTCTAATCAAATAAATGGTTCATCATTATCCACTGGTCAGTGGTATCACATTGCTGTTGCAAGAAGTGGAACTTCAACAAAAATGTTTGTTAATGGAACTCAAGCTGGTTCTACTTATACAGATTCAACCGTTTACACAAATACTGCAAGCAGACCGATAATTGGCGTTGATTCATTTAGTCTTGGAACTAATCCGTTAAACGGTTACATAGATGATTTGCGAGTTACCAAAGGCTACGCACGTTATACCGCAAACTTTACCGCTCCGACTTCAGCTTTCCCGACTCAATAGGTGACAAATGTTTTCTAAAAACGGTTCTATACCAAAGCCTGAAACTGACGGTACAGAAGGATGGATTGAAGTTCCTGACCAACCTGAATGCCCTGAAGGTAAAGAGGTGGTTTGGTGGTATCCACCGGGTTGGGTTATTCGTGACCCAAAACCAGAGGGCAATTGGTCGTGGAGTCAATCGCAAGAGCAATGGATTGAGTACATACCCCCGCAAGAAGTTCAAACAGTTGATGTAACTGAGTTGTTTAGCACAGCTATACCTGCATTAACTAGCTCGGACATACAGGCTTTGTAAGGGGTATATGAAATTGATCCGCTTACCCTTTTAGCCGCAGCAAAAACCGCAGCCGCTGCAATACGTAAAGGCTGTGAGATGTACCAAGAGTACAAAGCGCAGGGGATGGAGCTAGTAGATGCGTATGGACAGGCCAAGGATGTTGTCGCTGATCTAAGCGGGCACCTTGGTCATTTCTTTAAAGCGCATGAGCAGTTAGAAACACATGTACATGAAGAAGAGTTAAAGGCTAAGAAGTCGCGTGATCCTGAGCTGTCTGTAAATCAAGAAGCATTTAACAGGGTCATGGCAGTAAAAGAAATGATTAGGCTTGAAACTGAATTGCGCGAAATGATGGTGTACCAAGCGCCAAAGGAACTCGGTGCTATATGGTCAGAGTTTGAAGTAATGCGCGACAGGGTTAAAGCAGAACGGGCTGAAGTCCAACGTCAAGAACTACATAAGCAGCAGGTGGCTCAATGGCGACGGGCAAGTATAAAAAGAAAAATCGCAGAACAGATGACGTCAATCGTAGCGGTCGTGTTCATAATATTGTGGTTTCTATGGGTGATGATTCTGATAAGAACGAGCCAAACATACCGTGGAGTTTACTCATCACCGTTTTGGTCTTGTGTATTGTGCTAGTTATAGTGTTGCCAGTGATGGGGATAGCGTATATGGATATGAATAACGCTACTGCGATGGCGATGGAAGAAGCAAGAAAGATGCGTGAGTTACGCGCCAAAATAATGCTTGAATTGCAGGGGGAATAATGCTGACATTACTTTCAACGCTGGTTTCCTTTTTGATGGGCGGGTTGCCCAAGATTCTAGATTTCTTCCAAGATAAGTCGGACAAGTCTCATGAGTTAAAACTGGCGCAGATGCAGACCGAACGCGAGTTGCAGCTAGCCGCCGCAGGATACGCAGCACAGCAACAGATAGAAGCTATCAAGTTAGATGAGATAAAGACACAGACTGCATCTACGGAGAAAGTATCGTTAATCGACGCACAAAAAGCAGAGATGAATGCTATTTATGCGCATGACGCATCCTTGTCTGAAGGAACTTCTACTTGGATGAAAGACTTGCGCGCTAGTGTGCGCCCTGTAATTACTTACGGGTTTTTCTTCTTACTGGTTGGTATAGATAGCGTGTTGGCATACAAAGGTTTAAGCACTGGCGTGAACTTTGATGACCTTGCTAACCAGCTATGGGATGACGAAACGCAGGCGTTGTTTGCTGCAATTATTAGTTTCCACTTTGGCGGCAGGGCGTTTGGTAAATGATCAGCCCCAAGGCGCTAAAGATGATAGCGCACCATGAAGGTGTGCGATTAAAGCCGTATCAATGTCCAGCCAAGTTGTGGACTATAGGTGTGGGTCATGTGATAGATCCCAACCACGGCAGGCTAAAGATTGAAGATAGGGTAGGTTTACCTTGTCCGGCAGGCTGGAACAAGACATTTACGATGGAAGAAGTTAATGCCATACTTGCTAAAGACCTTGAGCGATTTGAGAATGGAGTTCTTAAATACTGTCCTACTGCTAGCAGTAAGCAAGGCTGGATGGACGCTTTGGTCTCATTTAGTTTTAATGTAGGGCTGGGTACGCTACAACGCAGCACTTTACGGCAGAAGCACAATCGCGGAGATTACGCGGGTGCAGCCGAGGAGTTTCTGAAGTATACAAAAGCTGGCGGGAAGGTACTCAAAGGACTGGTTAATCGGCGCAGTGATGAGCGCGCTTTGTACTTGGGTGGATAAGAATGCCATTACAGCTTTTACAATTTAGGCCGGGGATTAACCGCGAAGGCACTACGCTTGCCAACGAAGGCGGTTGGTTTGAAGGCGACAAGATACGGTTTCGTTCAGGATACCCTCAGAAACTTGGTGGCTGGCAGCCACTATCATCCTACACATATCAAGGCGTTGCACGAGGCTTAATTAACTGGGTTACGCTAAAAGGCTACAACATATTAGGCGTAGGTACGAACTTAAAGTACTACGTTGAAAGCGGGGGTATCTATAATGACATCACTCCCATACGCAGCACCGCTACATTAACAAATCCTTTCACAACAACTAACGGTTCAAAAACAGTTGTTGTTACTGATGCTGACCACGGTGGCGTTACTGGCGACTTTGTGACGTTTTCCGGTGCGTCTGCTGTAGGCGGGTTGACGTTAAACGGCGAATACCAGATAACGTACTTAACAACTAATACATACTCTATACAAGCAGCAACAACGGCTAATGCCGACGCTACAGGCGGCGGTACGGTAACGGCTGTTTATCAAATTAACGTAGGCTTGCCTGCGTACGGTTATGCAACAGGTTGGGGTGCAGGTTTGTGGGGCGGCTTCATACAAAACACACAGCAAACCACGTTGTCCGCTGCGCTTAACTCAAGCAACACCAACATTGCCGTTGTATCAACAACAGGGTTTTCCAACGTCACCGGCACGGTGTTAATTAATAACGAGCTAGCTACCTATACAGGCAATACAGCAACGCTGTTTACCGGAGCCACGCGAGGAGCCAACGGCACAATAGCAACGTCCCACGCAAACAGCACAATTGTTTATAACGCTAATACGTTTACAGGCTGGGGTGATTCGTCTGCCACAGGTTTAGGTACACAATTGCGTTTGTGGTCACAGGCTAACTTTGGTGACTACTTACTAATTAACCCGCGTGGTGGTTCTATCTACATGTGGGTGCCGCAGTATACAGGCGCAAACGTCTTGTTGTTTAACAGCCCAGCTACGCTGCTATCCAATACCAGCGTGGGTATTTACCAAACAGATTCAAGTTGCCCAAGCGTTGCAACACAAGTATTAGTGTCGGATGCATCCCGTTTTGTGATTGCGTTTGGTGCAAATGATTACGGCGATACAGCCCAAGACCCGATGCTTATTCGTTGGTCAGACCAAGAAAGCTACCAAACATGGGCACCGGCTATTACCAACCAAGCAGGTAGTTATAGGTTGTCTAGCGGCTCATCTATTGTTACTGCTATTCAAACCCGCCAAGAGATATTTGTTTTGACCGATGCCGCTGCGTACTCCATGCAGTATCTTGGCCCCCCGTATGTGTGGGGCTTTAACATACTATCAAACAACATATCCATCATTGGCCCCAACGCAATTGGTGCGGCTAACAATATTGTGTATTGGATGGGTGCGGATAAATTCTACGTTTACACAGGCCGTGTAGAAACGCTCCCCTGCGCTTTGCGTCAGTACGTATACGGCGATATTAATTTGGAGCAAAACTATCAGGTGTTTTGCGGTAGTAACGAAGGCTACAGCGAGATATGGTGGTTCTACTGCTCAGCAAACTCTACAACAGTAGACCGTTACGTCATATTCAACTATTTGGATAAAGTCTGGTACTACGGCACATTAAACCGCAGCGCGTGGTTAGATAGTCCTTTGCGCAACTATCCTATGGGCGCAACATATCAGCATACGGTTGTGTACCACGAAAAAGGTAACGACGATATTGAAGTTAACGGCACAATCCTGCCTATTAATGCTTACATTCAATCATCCGACTTTGACATTGGCGACGGGCACAATCTTGGTTTTGTGTGGCGTATCATTCCTGATATTACCTTTGACGGTTCAAGCAACCCAACGCCTGATAAACCATCGGCTGTATTTACAGTAAGACCACGACAAAACCCCGGCGGTCCTTACAACGTAGCTGACGCTCCTACAGTTGCGTCTAAACAGTCTTATGCTAATCAACGAAATTACAACGTGCAAGAATTTACACAGATTGTGTACACACGCGTACGCGGACGACAGATGGCATTTAAGATAAGTTCAGACACGCTAGGAACACAATGGCAGTTGGGCGTTCCGCGGATTGATGTACGCCCAGACGGAAGAAGGTAAACATGTCCACAGGTACCACAAAATCTCCCTCATTTCCAGTAGCTCCGTTAGAATATAGCCGCCAGTATCAAGACCAGTTAAACAACATTTTACGGTTGTATTTTTCACAACTGGACAATGCGGGAGCAAGCGCGGGGTCCGCGCAACGCACAGGGAATACAGTTATAGCCGCGCTAAACTTTAGCGCTTTTGACCCTGCAACGGGAAATACTGTTGTCAGTTTTGCTACTAGCGTAGAAGAAGCGGCTGGGAAATTACGAATTGGCGATGTTTATTATGATGTTGCCACTAACGTGTTAAAAATTAAGGTGGCCTAATATGAGCCTGCAAAATCTAGCCAATCAGATGCAATCCACCGGACGTGGCGGTGACACCATGCTCGTCCATATGAACCCAAAAGAAGTAGCTGGTTTGCAACAACTGGCTATGGCGCATGGCGGCTCATTAACTATCAACCCGCAGACAGGTCTGCCAGAAGCAGGGTTCCTGTCATCTTTGCTTCCTACCGTTCTTGGTATGGCCTTAGCCCCCGCTACAGGCGGTGCATCACTTGGTTTGACTGAAGCTTGGCAAACTGCCGCGCTTGTTGGCGCTGGAACAGGTTTGATGACAGGCAGTTTAAAGAAAGGTTTGATGGCAGGTTTGGGCGCGTTTGGCGGCGCGGGTATGGCTCCGGGGATTATGGGTGCTAGTACTGCTGCGCCTACCGCCGCTGCTAATGTTGTAGGTAATACGGCTCAAAACATGGGAGCGCTGTATCAAGGAGGAGCGAATGCGGCAACAGGCGCTGGCGCATCATTAGGAACTGCGCAAAACATGGGAGTGTTAAATCAAAATGCAGCATTAGCCCCTGTAACAAACACAGCTCAAAACATGGGTCCGTTGTATCAAGGTGCTGGTGTACCCCCTACTTCTACAGCAATAAACACACCAGTAGTAGGGCAAGGTGGCGCGCCTAGCGTGTTTGATAAATTTGGTTCAGGGCTTAAAAACATTATTACAAATCAAGATGGCGCTGGTTCTCGTTTTGTTGATGAAAATAAAAAGAACTTATTGTCTAGCGGCATATCTATGTTGATGTCTCCTGAAGAAAAAGAAGCGGAGAAAAAGAGAAAAGAAGAAGAACAGTACGTATTCCATCGTTGGCCTTCTAACTACAGCCGCCAACAAATGTCAGATCGTCCTGCTGGCAGCACGTCTGAACGCACGTATTTTGCTGCTAGTGGCGGTATGGTTCCCGGCCCTGAAGAACATGGCACGGTTGAGCACATGTCACAGATGAACGCAAACTCGGTGGGCGGTAACATGCGTTATCCAATGGCTAGCCAAACCACACCAACTTACGCAATGCCGGCAGAGCGCCCAATATCACAGAACGTCATTTACCCAGCAACAGATGAACCTGTTGATGCTTACACAGGCATGCCTACAGCTAAGATGATGGCTAGTGGCGGGATTGCGTCTTTAGCTGCATTTGCTCCCGGTGGTTCCGTTGGTTTTAAATCTAAACTTACGGCTGTAAAAGCGCCTACAAAAGTCGCACCTAAAACAACAGACACTTCAAAACTGGAAGCTGCAATTAAAGCTGCGCAAAAATATGGTTCGTCTGAAGAACAGACAAACAAGTACAACGATTTGACTAACCAAATCAAAGACCGTCAAAACGAAAAAGCAAGCAAAGCTAAAGAACTTGCTGATCGTCAAAAATCTTACGCTGCGGACTTAAAAAGGATGCAAGGCGAACAGGCTGCTCGTGTCAAAGAATTAAATACAGAGTACGGCAATAAAGTTAAAGACTTTAACGCTGATACACAGAAAGAATTAAAGAGCCGCCAAGCGGATATTAAAAACACCAAAGACAAAAACGAGCAAAAACAAAAACAAGCTGAGCTTGCTGAATGGCAAAAAGGCCGTGCTAACGATTTGGCTAACATAAACAAAGATAAAACCAACGCTATTAATGATGCTGGTAATGACATAAAAAACTTTACCAACGACTTTAACAACTATAAAAATGAAATAGCCACGTTTAATAAAGATGCTGATACACAAATCAGTACATTGGCAAAAGACCAAGCCACGGCTAAACAATACGCTGGCCTTGCAAAAACTCGTGAAGGCCAAGAAAAACAATTTGAAGATACAAAGAGCGCAAATCAAAAGCTACTTGACAAAGCTAACGAAGACTTTGAAGCAGCTACAAATAAATACACTGATTACCAGAACGCTTTGAAAGACGAAAAAGCTAAATGGGAAGAAGAAACTAAGCGTACTACTAGTGGCATAGCTGCGCGTGGTACGTATACTAAAGCTCCGGGTAATGAGACTGCTGCTGATTTGCAATCACGGATTGACTACATTGTTAAACACCCTGAAGGTGCTGGCGCAATGGGTGCTACCTATCTTACAAAAGAACAAAAAGATCAAGTAGCTAAGCTTAAAGACCAGCTTACGTCTGCTTCAAACACTAAAGTTTACAATCCGGCTACGGGACAATACGAAGCAAATACTACAAAAACATACCAAGAACTTAAAGCTGCGCCGAGCTACGACACTACAAAGAAAATTCAAGAAGAAGATAATGTTCGTCAAATTTTTGAAGAGTTAACAGGGCGTTCACCAACTCAAGATGAGTTAAAGCAATTTGGTTTTGGTAAAAACATGTCAGATCAAGACGTGGTTAACGCTATAACTAACAAGAAAAGTGGTTTAGCTGAACTAAACATGACTGCTCAGTTTAGTGATGATGATTTAAACGATCAAGCTAAGTATTACTGGGGCCGCGCCATGACCAAAGGCGAGCTAGCGTACTTTAAAGACCCAGCTAACAAGATTACTAACTTCAATGCGTTACGTTCAGTAATGCAGAATAACCCTGCGTACTTGCAAAACCTAAACAAAATTAACCAAGCAGCATTTAACAAAGAACAAACTGCTGCACAAGTAGCAATGGAAGGCCCTGTTACAAAAGAACAAGTGTCTTCACTTTATCAAGATTTGTTTGGCAAACCACCAACAGATGAACAGCTAAGCGCTGCTTTAAGTTCAGGCGCATCTAAATCTCAGCTTACGGCGCAACTTAAAGCGTCTCCTGAGTATTCCGCCAAAATGACGCAACCTTTAGTTCCTGAAGTAAAACAAACCACTGCTGGTATACCTGCTATTAACACAGGGCCTGCAATGACACAGGAACGAATGAACGCTCTTCTTGCCGCATATAACACAGCACCTGCCGGTGGACAACAAACGGCTGACCAACTTGGTTTGGCTCCATTAGTAAAAGGCACTACAGGGCAGGGCGGGTATGTGTTTAACCAGCCACAGCAGGAAGCATCTATTGCGGGTGCGCTGCCGTACCAAGACATCATTAACCGTTTAGGTATTGGTGGGGTATACCAACAAATTGCAGACAAAGCACCAGCACTTCAACCCGGCGCGCAGTTTAATGTTGCACAGGGTTACACGCCAATTGGTCAAACAGCTAGACCGATGGCTGATGGTGGTTACGCTGGCGGTGGTTATCATTTGGGAGATTACTCAGATGGCGGCAGATTACTCAAAGGCCCCGGTGATGGAGTTAGTGATTCTATTCCTGCTTCCATTGGTAACAAGCAGCCTGCCCGTCTTGCTGATGGTGAGTTTGTTATTCCCGCACGGATTGTGTCTGAGTTGGGTAACGGTTCTACCGAAGCAGGTGCACGTCAGTTGTACGCCATGATGGACCGAGTACAAAAGAAACGCAGAGCTACGGTTGGTAAAGGAAAAGTTGCGGTAAATAGCCGAGCGCATCAAGTATTACCTGCATGAAGCTACAACTTAGTTTAATACCGCACGGTATGTTTTACAGGGTGTTGCCTGCCCTGATGCCGTACTTAGAAGAATCTGTTGTTCGTAGCCGTGGGCGCGTAGTTGTTGATGATTTAATTCGTATTATCGTAAACGGCGAAATGCAGTTATGGGTAGTGTACGAAGAAGACAGCAATCAGATATACGGGCACTTTATGACGGAGGTACGTAAGTACCCACAAATGCAGTTGCTAGTAATACAGTACGCAGCAATGGAGCCTAATCACATGGCTCAGATAGAAGATCAAATGCAAGAATACGCAACTAGGTTTGCAAAAGAAATGGGTTGCGCTGGTATAGAGTTTATTGGCAGACCGGGTTGGAAAAAACACGCGACTAAATATGGGTACCAAGCGCAGAGCGTGACGTACCAAAAATTTTTTGAATAGAGGCGACTATGAGCCGAGTATCGTATGCAATGATGGAAGCTGGGTATATACCCGGCGACTTGGGCGCGTTTAAAAAAGAGGGCGGCAAAATCAAGCTGTATGGTGATAGCCCTCCTTCGACCCCTACTAGCCAAACAGTTACCAACCTATCGTATCCAGATTGGGCAAAACCGTACGTTAGAGAAACGGTTGAAAACGCTTTAGTTCAAGCAAAGTCGCCTTATCAAGCATACCAAGGGCAACGACTTGCTGGGTTTGACCCGCTTCAACTAACTGCACAGCAAGCTGTCGCTAACATTACTCCATCCCAGCAACTTGGACCCGCCACACAATACGCGGCTTCGGCAGGACTGCAAGCTGGCAACATGCAGTACAACCCCATGTATGCGCAGACAGGCTCGTTTACTCAACCGGGCGTAGCTGGGCAGTACATGTCGCCTTATACGCAGAACGTCATCGACATACAGAACCGTGAAGCGGCTCGTCAATCTGAAATACAAAGAAACCAAAACCAAGCACAAGCTGTAGGTCAAGGTGCGTTTGGTGGTTCACGTTCGGCTATTGTTGAAGCAGAACGTCAACGTAATTTGATGCAGCAACAAGGCGACATCCAGCAAAAAGGCCAGCAAGCAGCCTACGAACAAGCGCAAAACTTGTATGGCAACGAGCAACAACGCGCGCTGCAAGCTCAACAGCAAACAGAACAGTCACGCCAATATGGTGCAGGTCTTGGTTTACAAGGATTGCAAACACAGTTGCAAGCAGCAGGGCAGCTTGGTTCTCTTGGTGGACAACAGTTCCAGCAACAAACAGACATCATCAATGCGCTAAATGCAGCCGGTGCGCAACGTCAAGGTTTGAACCAACAGCGACTGTCGCAAGACTATCAGGACTTCCTGACACAGAAACAATACCCGTACCAGCAAATTGCTTTTGCTAACGAAATGATTAAAGGTGTGCCAACACAGACTACACAGTCTATGTATGCAGCGCCACCTTCACTTACGTCTCAGCTAGGCGGTTTGGGTTTGGCAGCGTATGGATTATTTGGTGCAGGTAAAGCTGAAGGCGGTAAGATTGAAGAAGACCGTATGGAGCAGGGCTATCCGGGTCTGGGTGAATTAGCAATGTACAACGCAATGCAGAGAGCGCGAGGCTAATATGATAGGCATGCCAAACATCAATCAGTATTTTAAAGCGGCTATGGGCTATGACCTAGCCAAGCTTCAAGCTGTCATTCGTGGGCAAGACCATTCTATCCCTATGGTTGCCGCTATGGCTGCGTTTGAACTTAAAAAGCCAATGATTACGGCTATGCAAGCGCAACAAGCAGCGCAACAAAAATCTACGTTTACTGTACGCGACAAGCTTGAAGACGAGATGCAGCCCAAAGGCATGATGCCTGACAATGCCATGATGGCTGCACATCAACAGCAACAAGGTTCTCTGCCTGAGAATACAGGCATTGGGCAACTACCAGCACCTAACATGCAGACTATGCACGCTGCTAACGGCGGCATTATTGCGTTTGATGATGGTGGTTATGTACCGGGCTACGCTGGTAACGATTTGTTTGCTGGCAGTGATGTTGATGAGGAAGAAGTTGCTGCGTTAGATGCAGACCAAGTTTTAACTCCCGGTCGCGGCAGAGGCGCTCCGCCTAAAGGTGGCATACCCGAAAAGACACGAAAAGTTTTAGAAAATAAAGACAAGGACAAAGGCAAAACTAAAGGACGTGGTGGAGTCCCTATTAAAGATACCAACATCCTTGATGAGTTGATAGGAAAACCCACGCCTAGCCCCAACCGTCCTAGTGCCGCAACGCCAGATATAACACCCCCACTTGCGCAATCTGAAGTAGATAGGTTAGTGCAAGCAAACAAGAGCATGCAAAACATGCCTCGTGAGGCAGCAACACCTACTTTATCTGTGCCTCCTACAGAAAGACGTACCGCGCCTACAGCTTACGCAACACCTGCTGCGCCTCAAGGACCAGATACAGAACAACAGATGGCTGATACGCTTTCTAGGATTTCTGGCACACAAGACGCTGAAATTAAAAACCAATACAAAGACCTTGAAAAACAAACTGCTACAGGCATAGAAGCGTTGCGTAGAGAAAGAGCGATAGGCAAACCAACAGGCCAAGCATACTCAGGCTTAGAAGCATCGTTAAAGAAAGACGAAGAAGCGGTTAAAGGCAAAGAAGACAAAAACTTGCAGATGGCGTTAATCAATGCTGGCTTAGCTATTGCTGGCGGCACATCCCGTTATGCGCTTGAGAACATTGGTAAAGGCGCAATGGTTGGTACTAAACAATATATGGATGGGTTGGACAAACTGGAAGCCGCCGCTAAAGACCGCCAGAAAATGTCAGCTATGATTGAAGAAGCACGTCGTGCTGAAGCTCGTGGTGATTGGAAAGAAAAGAATGACTTTGAATCCAAAGCGTTTGAACTAGGTATTAGTTCGCGTAAACAAAGTATTGATGCGTTAAGTAAAATCTACGACACCAATAAAAAAGCGGCAGTTGATATTTTTAACAGGTTAGAGCAAGATAAAAGCGCTAACATTCGCAACAGAGAAACTAACGCAGCGCATTTGCAAGGCCAAAATATTATGGCTAACGCATATAAAGAGCGTGCTGGTGCTGCTAACAACCCAGTCAATGTTGCAATGGATAACGCTCGTCAAGAGTGGGATGCTTTTACCAAAGACAAGGGGAACATGCTGCTAAAGCCAGAACAAAAAGCTTTAAAACAACGTGAGATATATGAACGCGTATTTAGAGCGCATGGTTTGCCTAGCCCATTTAGTACAGGCGCATCGCCTGCTGGCGGTGGACAACGTGTTCCGTTGTCACAAAGATCTGATCTGTTCCAATAAGGACAAGTCATGCCGTTAAATGTAGAACGCGCCTTACAAGAAGGCTACCCTCTTTCAGAGATTGCTGATGTATTGGCGAAAGAAACACGCTTTAATATTGGCAAAGCAAGAGAAGAAGGTTACAACGATAACGATATTGTTGACCTGCTGTCTAAAAAGCGTTCGCAAGCGCAACCACAGGCCGGGTTTGTCCCTGCTTTTAAATCAGGCGTAGAAGGACTTAAAGGCGATATAGGTGCGCTTGGCGTTGGAGCCAATGTGCAAGGCGCTGAAGAGTACGTCAAACAACAGCGCGAAAAACAAGCACAGATATATAAGCAGCCTGAGTTTAGTGAATCTCCTGTTTCCTATCTTACTGGTTTGCTTGGACAATCCGTTCCTTATATGTTGGCTCCTGCTGCCGCAGGTGCAGCAGCTTTTGCCGCAGTCCCCGCTGGCGCAACTGCGCTTACTGCCAGTATTGCTTCTGGTCTAGCTGCTGGTTTAGCGTCCGCTACGCAGTTCACTGGCTCAAATATTTCTCGTCAGTTAGAAGCAGGCAAAGCTGGTAAAGACGTTGACGTTGCTAAAGCTGTAGCTGCGGCTATTCCACAAGCAGCGCTTGATACGTTCAGTATGCGTATGGTCCCCGGGCTGGGTAAGATATTTGGCAAAGCCGGTATCGAAATGACCGAGGCAGAGCTTGAGCAAGTAGCCAAGCATGGGCTAGTTAGCGGCGTAGCTGACAAAGTACGTAAGTACGGACCCGCCGTAATTAAAACGGCTGGCGCTGAAGGTTTAACAGAATCTGCACAACAAGTTCTTGAGCGTGCGCAAGCTGGCTTAAACTTGACTGATGAAGAAGCAAAGAAAGAATACTACGACAACTTCATAGGCGGCGCGCTTCTCGGTGGCACACTAGCTATACCCGGTCACGCTATGGAGCGTGGTGCGGCTCGTCAAGAAGCACAGCAAAAGAAAGACGAACGCTTAGCTAAAGAACGTGAAGCAGAACGTCAAAAGGAAGAAGCATACAAACAGTCTGACGAATACTTCGTCAAACTTGATACGCAGTTTACTGACCTCAAAAAACAACAACAAGATTTAATTGCTCAACGCGGCAAGAAGCCCGGCAAAGATGCTGACGAGGATGCTAAAACTCAGTACAACGAATTAACAAATCAGATCAAAGATTTAAACGGGCAGCTCAAAGATGTAGCGGCAGAACACAAAGCCGCGCTGCCGCGTATTACCGCTATTAAAGCCGAGGCTGAACGCCAAGGCATGACCCCAGAAGAATACTTCTTGAAACAGATGGGCGAGAAGCCGCCCGAAGAAGCTAAGCCCAAAGAAGAGCCAACTGAAACAGGCATGGCTGATTTGGTTGAAGGCAAGTTTGAACGTGTCAACCCACTACAAAAACAACTAGACCAGCGTCTACAAGGGATACGTTACTTTGACCGCATGAAAGAGCATGCGGTAGTGGCACGGCATATTGCTGAAGACCCACAGCTTGCAGAAGCGTTTGTTAACGGCGAACTAAAGATACCTGAACTAAACGCCAAGGATATTAAAACTATCCAAAAGGCTATGCCGTTGCAGCTTAAAGCCATTGAAGAAGAACGTGCGGCTGAAGCAGAGAAAAAAGTTGGCGAAGAAAAAGGTGCGTTGTTCCGCATTTCTGAAAACGTCCGTGCAGCAGAAGACATCAATCGCCGCTTAGACTCAGAGCGTTACGCGCTGCGTAATATTGCTCAGGATGAAAGCAACCCTGTTGGCATCAACGAGAAGCTAAACGAAATTGTTCGTTTACTAGAAGCCAAAACAAAAACAACTGTTGAGAGTGAAGTTAAACGCGCAGCTAAGCCCGGTGCTGTTGTAGGCCGCCGTACGGCGGGAGAAGGCAGACGTACTGAACGTGCGCCAGCACTTGTACTTAATGAAGAGACTGGTGAATACGAAGAACAGAAAACGCCGGGAGATGCAGCCGCACTACGCATAGGTCCTGATAGCGAACTGCTTCGTATGATTGAACAGTTTCGCGTTCTTCAACAACAGAAAGGCGCAGCACGCGACAGCGCTGAGTTAACTGAATTAGCAGAAAAGATTCGTTTAGCTGCACAGCCGCAGCGTAATGAAGTCATCGGTGGCCCCACGCTTGAGATTGTTAGCTTGCTGGAGAAGCCCGGCCAGAAGAGTACGTACATAGCTGAGCTTGACCGCCTGTCAAAAGAACAGGATGAAGCGTTTCCTGCCGCGCTAGACGCTGTACGCGCAGCGTCGGAGTATCGTAAAAACCCTGAAGCACCTCCACTCACAGGCACACTAAGCGCTAAATCTGGGTCGCCAGAACAACGTATTGAAGCAGAAAGCGCACGGTTAGATGCCGAGGAACGTAAAGCTCGTGGCCGGTTTACTACTGCGGTACTGCAAGAGGTTGAAGCTAACCGCCGTGCAAACGCTGTGCCTTCGGTTACTAAAGACGAAGCTAACCTTATTGCTGGTCGTGTTAACAACATGTTGCAGATGGCTGCTGCCCGTAAGTTTGGTGCGCCTACAGAAGCAATGGATGTTATACGTGACGACATCGCAAAGCTTGTAACCCAGTATAGCGATGTTGAGCGTGTAAAAGGCACACCTAAACGTGTTGAGTTAGTTGGGCCTAGAAAACCTGCAGCTACAGAAGAAGTAGCCGTAGAAGAAGTAAAAGCAGAACCAGCAGTAGAAGAGGCTGCTCCTGTTGTCCCATATAACGAAGAGCCGGGTTCTTTCTTAGCTAACTTTAGACAATTTACTCAAACACAAAAAGAAGAACGTGAAGAGATAAAGAAAGAAGTTAAACAGGTAACTGCTGCCAGCAAACAAGAAGGCATGACTGCCAAACGCGCATTAAACATTGTTAATGCGCACATCGATGCTATGGCAGCAAAGCTTGAGACGTTAGTTAATGCTGTAAGACAACAACGCCGTATTGCAGAACGCTCTGGCACTAAATCGCCCGGCTACGCAAAAGTTGAAGCTGACATTAACAAAAAGCTTGAAGCATTTGCTGAAGATCAGAAAAAAGTACAACAGTACTACGAGACATTAAAGCGTTATCGCGGTATACAAGATCAGTCCGCTGATGCACTGGTCAAAGTGTATAACCAGCTTGATAAACAACGCCGTGACGTAGAGAAACGAAGAGACGCGTTAAAGCCTAATACACCACAGGCACGTACCGCATTGCGTGCGTACAACCAGCAGATTGCTGAGATTGATAAAGAGTTTGAAGAAATGCGCTCTGGGTTTGCATCCAGCGGCAAAGAAATTGATACCGCCGTTACAGCGTTTGAAAAGAAAATTCAAAGCATACAGAACTTCCAAGATGCTCTTGCTGACAACGCTGCAATAGCGCGTCAACCAGCCTTGCAATACCTAAAAGACTACATAGGTAGAAACAAAGCCGTTAAAGCTGCGCTTGAAGAAGCTACTGGTCTGCGTAAAGTATTTGATACGTTACAGCAACAACGCCGTGAGTTTATAAGCAAGGTAGCCGGAGCTAAACGTACAGCCGCTGCTATTGAAGCAGGTCAAGGTAAGACTGCTGCACAACGTATGGCAGAAGACCAAGCTGCGCTTGCAAGACAGCAAGGTCTTGGGTTACCCGGAACAAAAGTTACTCGCGCTGATATTAAGTCTGATATTGCTGCTGCTGAAGATACGCTGGCAGAAGAACGTGATCGTCTTGAAAAAATGCGTGACGACCGTGAAGACATGAATACCCGCGAAGGTATTGATAAACAAGAAAAGTCTGCGCTTACCCGTTTAATTAAAACGGCAGAAGACAAAACTATTCCTAATATTGAAAGTGAGATAGGTAGCCTAAAACAAGAAGCTAAAGGCATGACCGAACCCGCAGTAAAAGAAAAAGCTAAACCAGAAGGCGCTTTACCCGCAGGTAAACAAGAAAAAGCTAAAGCAAAGTTTGAAGAAGCGTTTGAAGAATTTTTATTAACAAAAGACCTTTCGCGTGAGTTTGACGAAGAAGGTTTTCCAATTAAAAAAGTACGTGGCCCTTATACAAAAACGCTAAGCCCACCACAAATTCGCACATCGGCAGCCGCAGCCGCTGGTCCTGTACGTGTAGCAACTGCTGAACAAAAAGCAAAAGCAGCGGAACGCATAGCTAAAGAAAAACCAAGAAGCGAGATCGACACAACTAACACAGGTTGGGAACGCTTTACTAAAAATAAAACAGTATTCCGTGTAGGCAAAGAACCTGCCACACCAGTTGACGCTAAAGAAGCGCAAGCCTACATAGATCAGGTTACCAACGAGTTGCCTGATAGCATTAACTTTACATACGCTAAAGACATACAAAGTTTGCCTGAAGAATTTATTGGTTACATGATTGACCAAAAGGTAGACATTCTGAAAGACGGCGGCAAGATAAAAGGCGGCGTTACGCCTGAAGGCAAAGTGTTTGTTATTGGCGCAGCGCATAAGTCGATGGCTGATTTAGAGTTGACTGTTGCTCATGAAATTGTAGGCCACTACGGTATCGACGCTATGCTTGGCCCTAAAGGTATGGGCGCGTTGGTTCGTGCTGTAGAACGTGGCGAAGGTGGTGTAATGGGGTTGGCTAAACGTCTGGGTGTTGAAGAAGGCGTACAGCAAACCATGCTTGCCTATGATGAGCAAATACAGGCAGCTAAAGACCGTAACGCATCAGCTAAAGAAATAGCTGACTTGGAAAAAGCCAAACGCATTACCGTGGTGCGTGAACTGGTTGCGTATTCTGCTGAGCGCACGTTTACTGACAAGGCTGAAGCTAAGACGTGGATGCAGAAAGCTAACAACTTTATTAAAGAAATTGTAGCTGCCCTGCGTAACCGCCTAATCAAGATGGGCTTTAAGTATTTGATTACGGCAGACACCAAAGACATCTACCGTTTGCTACAAGAATCTGCGCGGTCTATTGGCGATAAAACAGTTGGCGCTTATCAAACAATTGATGGTGACATGGTGTTCCGCCGTGAAGCTATGTATGGCAATACGCCAACAGACGTAAAAAATACAGTAAACGCTGTTGTTAAAGGTCCTACAACAATTGCTGATCGTATTAGGTCTGAGGTTACAGGCATTGGCGCACGCACTATGTTTGTTGATCGTTTTGCACCTTTGCAAAATGTAGCCGACTATTTAAAGAAATCATCGCAAGCTATGCAGATGATGTACTACGCTCGTATGCACGATCAACGTATGGCGTGGACAGCTTCTACCGTTAATGATGGCGCACCTACGCTTGAGGTAGATGAAAAAGGTAACCGCATTATTAAGACGCGGGGTGGCGCTAATTTAAATCAAATTGCTAACAAGCTGGCTGAAGTTAAAGGCTACGGCAACGCTGAAGCTGTACGCAATTTGTTTACAACCTATTTAGCTGCACACCGTGCCAAGAACAAAGGCATCAACACCCTAAACTTTTCTGGCGCTGTAACACCTGCTGAACTTAAGCGCGTCATGGATTTGGGCGACAGCATCCCGCAGTTTGTAGAAGCACGGAAGATGTACAACGAGTACAACAACGGCTTAATAAACTGGATAGCTGAAGCTGGCGCTATTGATAAAGCCGTAGCAACGCAACTAACTAAAGACCAAGACTACGTACCGTTCTATCGCGCTATTGGCGACAATGTAGTTATGGAAGTTGCTGGCTCACAGACTATTACTATTGGCAACATACAGAACCAACCATACTTAAAAGAGTTAGTTGGTGGCGACCAGAAAATTCAGGACTTCTTCACGTCTTCGCTGCAAAACACTAGCATGCTGGTGGATATGGGCTTGCGTAACTTAGCCACTAAAGAAGCGGTGTTCTCACTGCAAGAAGCTGGACTGCTTCAACAACTTGGTACGTACAAAGGCAAGCCAACATACATGGCTAACGGGCATGGCCCAACGCAACCTAACGTCTTACGCTTTAAGCGTGATGGCAAAGACGTTTACGCAACCGTCAACAGCGAATCAATTGGTATTCCCTCAGAGCTTTTGGTCAAAGGCATGCACGGCGTAACAACCACGATTGGTGGCTTCACCAAAGTTCTGGCTGTGCCTGCAAAATTCTTGCGTGCTATGGTCACGCGAAGCCCAGTCTACGCAGCCCGTCAGGTTGTTCGCGATTCGATGTCAAACTATTTGCTGGTTGGTGGAGATATGACACCCGTGGCTTCTGCCGCAAAAGAATTGATAAACATGTACAGCGGTAAAAGTACAGGGGAGAAGGCGCTGCAACAGCGTGGTGTGATTGGTGGGCAGTTGTTGACCGGCACATCAGAAGACATGCAAAACATTCTGCTTCAACTAACCAAAGGCGGTTCAGGTTGGGAGATGGCGCTGGCAAAGTTAGACCGCATGCACATGAAGGCAGATGCAGCCGCACGTATCACGCTCTACAACAGCTACCGCAAGCAGGGTATGTCGGATATGGAAGCAACGCTGGCTACGCTAGAGTCCATGAACTTTAGTAAGCGCGGTGCTAGCGGTTCGCTGTATGCGTTGAACATGATGGTGCCATTCCTAAACGCACAGATACAAGGTTTGAACGTACTGTACGAAGCGTTTACAGGCAAGCTGCCTTACGCTGAGAAACTGGCTGTTCAACGCAAACTAATTGCGCGGGGCTTGATGATGGCGGCAGGTACTGTAGCCTACGCAGCCATGATGCAGGATGATGACGCATACAAGAACGCTAGCTTGCGTGACCGTTTGCAAAACTGGTTTATTCGCGTACCCGGTTTTGATGAGCCAGTTAAAGTACCTATTCCGTTTGAAGTTGGTTTGATCTTCAAGGCGTTGCCTGAAGCTGTTCTGTTGATGAACAAGGACGATGAAGACGCTACTAAAGTATTAGCAGCATTGGGCGGGTTGGCAGCGATGTCTTCTCCTGTGGGCGTTTCTACGGCTGTGCCACAAGCAGCTAAGCCAGTTGTTGAAGGCGTGATGAACAAGTCGTTCTATAACGGCGCTGAGATTGAATCCCAACGTGAGCAAGAGTTGCTGCCCCAAGAACGTGTACGTGATAAGACAAGTGGTGTTGCTAAGTTGTTGAGTGGTGCGATTGGCGCTGTAACTGAGACTGCCGGTTACCCAACCAAAGGCATCTCGCCAATCATGATCGACCATTTAATTAACGGCTACACAGGCGGTACAGGTCTGGCTATTGCACAGATGGTTGGCACATTAGTGCCAGTTGGGGAGCAACCTCCTGCTGCAACCAAGCGCATGTCTGACTTGCCTATAGTTGGTTCGATGTTCCAGCCAATTGATGCAACAGGGCAGATCACACAGTTCTACGATAAAGCTACAGAGTACGGGCAGATCAAAGCAACGTACGACAAAATGGTTGCGGAAGGCCGTGATAAAGAAGCGGAAAAGTTTGCCAACGATTACGCCAAAGAAATTACATTTGCAGATATTGGCAGCGACTTTAAAGGCGTGATGTCAGACTTTACTGAACTAGAACGCGCCATCAAAGCTGATCGTGAGATGCCTCCTCAAGAGAAGCGAGAGAAGTTGGATGAGCTTCGTCAGGCGAAGATTGAGTTTGCAAAATCCTTTCACGCCGCTTCGCGCCAATAGTAAAGAGAACACCGAGCTTGCCATCCTTGATGGCTGGCTCGGCTTTACCCCAAATACGGTTACGTATCCCTTCCTTTAGTCCTTCTTCCCGCGTTTTAGCAACGTCCAGCGTTGGTACAAAAAACCCACCATACGAAGGCAGCGCGTCCCACGGATATTTAACTTTCAGCTTCTTGGGCATTTCGCTCAAACATTTCTTTAGGCTGACTAATCTTTACTACGTTCACACGCATAGGTGGTCCGTTGGTTTTGCGTAATAGGTCAAACTTCGGAATGTACTGCACACGATAGATGTTCTCTATGTCACGCTTAAAGTCAGAGAAGCTAAATCCCATCGCAGCACAATGTGCCTTGAGTTGCTGCTCCTCGATGTAAAAGTCAACAAAGCCCGGCGCTACTTCATGCTCCACACGCCCAGCTACTTTGTTACGCAGCGTGTTCTTCTCAACCAACGTATCGTCACCAAACCTAGCACCGATAGGGTCAGCAGCAGAAAACACAACGAGGTTGCCGTAGAACGTGGTGGTGTAGTCTGACAGTACATCCTCAGCAGTCCTGACACTTGCGCGCATTAACTTACGCTGCTCAACTACCATACCCTTCAACGCTTTGATGATGCCTTCAATCGGTAGGTTAACAATCCCTGCGTAGTTGTCGCCTACAAGAATGGCTCCAGCTACATCAGCAGCGCAACCTGCCAACCAAAAACGCTCATCATCCACGATGTTGAACTCAACCTTTAACCGTGCTTCAACTTCTTTGTACACACGCTGAATAGTCTCGCGGTTACGAACAGCCCATTGTGCAAACAACGGACCTGCAACTCCATAACTGTCTGCGTATGTCTTGATAAGCTCAAGCTCGGCAGGAGTCCAGCGCAGCTTAGTACGTGGGTTATGTTCCAAGACTCGACGTAGTTCGCCCTCAGAGGAGTGTTTACGTACGCCTGTCATGTAGTCCAGCACCACCGTGTTGGATGCCATCAAAGCTAACCCCATCCAGAATGATGTGTTGATTCGTTCCTTGTTGGCTCCCGCCTCCATCCTGTCCTTGCCACCACCTTCGCTATAGCTAAAGCAGAAAGCAGGGAACCACTCTAAGTTCGCACGGTTCTTGGTTGTGATCTCATCCGAGATCAACGCCAGACTACCTAATAGGCCAGCCCTTTGCAGCATAGCGACATCAGATGTCGCAGCACCTACGCGATAGCGGTTAGGATGCCCCCAGATAGACGCTGCCATACGCAACGCGTATGACTTACCTGTGCCTGATTCTCTGTGCCCCAAGTGAAACGTCATACCATCAATGCCAGAGAACGCCATGACGATGGAACCAAACCCAACGCATGCACTAGCTAACAACGGATGCAGGTCTTCAGGCTTGTTGTAGGTAGACGATGCCAACAAAAGAAAGCGTTTGCGCCAACCTTCCAACGTACCCTCGCGTCCTGTGGCATGGAACACATTCTCTAAGCCCGGCATAGGTATCTTGCGAATCGAACCATCAGTACCATAGATCAAGTTATGGTGAACAAATGACTTATCTTTCTGCCAGCCGTAGTTAGATGGCACACCCATAGCACCACGACCTGAACTGTAGTTCTCAACGCAGCCACGCACATACATCCACAACTGCGCGTCGTTACCTGCACCAAAAGCAGCGATGATGTTCTGAGATGCCAATGACTTGGCTAGCTCATCTTTACCAATGACTACTTTCTGTGGAAACAAAATATCCACCGCACCTTCAGGACGCAGCGCCACCATGTGAACTGTGTGGTCGCCATCAATCGGCTTTAGTATGTCCATGACAAACAGGTCGTACGGCAAGATCATCCGTTGCGCGGTAACTTTATTACCCTCTTCATCCGTCGTTGTTTCCTCACGATAGATACCGCCCGTCTTACCATACGAGAAACCACGAGGCGCTGTCGGGCGAACATACGTAACCTGCGTTGCTTCTTCATGGGGTGCAGTAGGCTGCTTAACAACCTGTATAACCTTTTCCTCGATCTCAACCTGCACCTCCCTGCCTAACGCTAGCGGGTTAGTTATCTTGCCAAAGTGTTTGCAGCCTGTGCAAATGCCGGGGTTTTCGCTATCAAACTTAGTGCATGGGTACGGACCCTTGATCTCGCGCAGCTTCTGCGCCATGCGCTCTTTAGTATATGGATGACGCTCAGTAAGAAAGTTTGATGCTTTAACACCGTCTTCGCATTTCGTTGCGATTGATAGCCAGCCGCGCCACAGCGGCTCCATGCCATCTTCAGCGGCGTTTTCTAAATAGTGTACGAGTTGGCCGCAGCCTTCCCCCTTCGTTGATTTGTTAAGTATTGTTTTAAAGAACGTCGATGAGTTCTCAAACAGTTTGAGTGTGGTTGGTGTCGCTGGTAGCGTGGGCTTCTTGCCGGGTATCGCTTCAAAGTCTTGTACCGGAGGTACGTCTATGAGATTCTCACGGACGATCTTGGCAAAGTCATCAAATAAAAACATCTCTGGCGATGGCTCTTGCAACACAACTACAGGCAGCGTGATGCCGTACTTTCTGACTCGCTTCCAGTTAGTAGTGCCGGGCACACGCAATACACGCGCAGCGTCAGCAGGTACAGTCATGTCGATCTTCAAGCCTTCTTGTTTGCACAAGCGCTTAAAGTTTTCAGCCACAGGCTTCCACGTATCTATATCGACGTTAGCTGTCAGAGGCCAGTACACATGGTAGCCACCGCCTGAGTCAACGACGAGAGGTACGCCTAACTTAGCTAAACCAGTTTTTTCAAGAAACGCATTAAATGCAAACGCACCCGCTTCTTTATCAGCGTATGTCTTGGGTCCATCTTCTGCGCAATCAATATCAAGGAAGAACGAACGCATAGCTTTAGCGTTATCAGCAGTACGGCTCCCTGAATGTTTGAACGACGCTAACGCAAAGTATGTGTTCTTTTCATCACGATCAAACTGTGCTGCGTTAGACGCAAGCTCTTCCAACGACTTACCAAAGACGTGTTCTTTCTTGCGCGTATCTAACTCTACGACGCAATAAAAATCTTCAGCGAACGGTAGTACCGCCGCTAGAAAATCTAACGGTTCCATTAGCGCTCCCATAAATTAGCGCTCGTTGTATCGTAGTGCTGGGTTAACTAGGTCTTCAAGTCGTTTGATAATTTCTTCTTGCCACTCAACAGGTAGTTTGCCCTCGGCAAGCAGCATGTCGCCATATCGTACAAGTTCTTTATCTGTTAATTTGGAAGGCTGAACGCTGAACATATTCTTCTCCGTGCTTCCTCCAACGAGGGGGAAGTCTGCATTATTGTTAAAAGCGACGAGACAGCAGCGCGGTAGGGTTGTAGTACTTCTCCACCTGCAAACCAGTTGTATACGGTTTGTCGCGTTGCTCCGGTCGCACCAGCAATCAAAGTAACAGGAACATCTAAATGAACAGCGTAGCGCCCAAGCTGGTTGCCCAGCGTCTTGGGTGCTTTCATAATCCTGTCAATAACGGTGTGTGAGTAGGGCATTAGGATTCTTCATTTGGTATGACACGATATTTAAACAAACCTCGCTTAACGTATTCACGTTCTACTGTGTGTCCCCCGAACTTGCGCTTGCGAAAGTCACGCAGTCGCGCACTCACGCTTGCTTCAGGACAGTAAACTTTTTCTGAGATTTGTTGCAGAGTTCTCCAACGTCCATCACGCATCAATTTCCAGACGTTGTAGAGTTGTGTAGTAAGGCGGTCTTTGTCACGCGCTGGGTCGTAGGTTTTTCCATCAAAAGACATCAACGATCTCCTGTAAAAGTGCGGGGTCACCAGTCTAGGTGAACCAACGAAAGGGGTAACTGGCCCCCGCTGCCGGTGTTATTAACGCCACCTCCGGCTGGGCTATTGGGTGGGGTACTCGCTGCGTCTGTGATGTTTTTCAGTCGGGCCTACTTGTCCGTATTCTTTCAACGGTGAGCCGATAGCTGTTACTCGCCAGCATTCGCTTTCCCCCCTAACTTTAGTCGTCTGTGTCGTCCCAAGCATCGACCAGTTTGTTCAGGTCGGAGCCGCCTTTAGGAACATTCTTACCAACGACTGCTTCCTTGCGTACTGCTGGCTCGTCGCCATCATCTTCCTCAACCTTTGGCTTGGCTGTCTTTGCTGCTTTGACTGCCTTCGGTGCAGTACCTGCCACCTCAGACTGCGAGACAACCTTAGTATCGGTTTGCGATACTGTCATCGTGATGGCGTTCGTTGCCTCACGAGTCTGGCCTTTCTCAATAGCCACAGCGTACTCGTCGTCGTTCAACCAACGCTTCGCTTCAAAGAACAGCTTAGGTACAGGAGCCTTCGTATCAAAGCGCAGACGTGTAACAACTGCATCAGGACCTGCGCCCATCGCAGTCATGTAACGAGCGTACGCTTGCAGCGGACGGTTCTTGCCTTCTTCCTTACCAAAGATAGACTGAGCAGGTAACGCTAACTGCATAACGTCACCGTCCATATCATTCTCTAGCACCACAGCAAGACGCTGGCTGTAACGGCATGCGCGGCTAGTGCCATCACCTGAACCCGCGATGTTCTGTGGGCAGGTAGCACACGTTGTGCTTTGTGGGTTCTCGGCCTTAGTATCAGGACGTTCGCCATCAGCAGACCAGCAAGCTGGGGCAGACGTATTACCTTCTTCGTACTTGCCCATGTAGAACGTGCGCGACACCTTGGGTGCAGCGTTGACAATAACTACATCGAGGTAGCGCTCATCGATGGCAGCGACTTCTTCGCCGTTGGAGATCAGACGGAATACACCGCCCTTGATGGAGATACGCTTGCCACCACCTGCGCTGTTACCAGCCAAGGCTTTAGCAACTGCGGAAAGCTCACCGCGTTTAACAAAGGAAGGGACGGAAGAGGGATTAAATTCAACGATATTTGACATAGGTTTACTCATTTAGTTGGTTTACGAACACTGATCTGATACACCGTATCAGAGTTAAGCCCCGGCGGAACTAACGTCGGGTTTTCTTCAAGGAACTGCGCCATATTGCGCTGGGCAATGCGACGCTCCAGAAGGTCTACGGCGTCGTTCTGGATGATGAAGTCCTTGAACGACCCCCAATCTTGGGTGGTATAGCGGGTTTTAGTACCGAGCATGACTGTGCCAGCGTCAGTCTTCATCGACTTCGTGCCAAGCGCCATCATCTGTGTCTTCATGGCGTTCTCGATCTCGTCTTCTTGCTTGTCGAGTTCAGCCAGTTCTGCTTCGTACTGCGTGGTTAGCTCTGCCTTTGCGTTCCTGATTCGCAGGTAGACCTTGGCGAGCTTGTCCATAGGGACGATCTCTGTATTCATTATTTACTCCTGTGGTTGGGTACTTCTGTCAAACATTTTACAACCGGCTTTTTTAAGATGCAAGCTCTTCTTCGTACAACTTCACTAGCACGGCGTGGTCATCGACCCGCCCTGCTAGCTTTTTAAACATCTTTTTCTCCAACTCGCTGCCCTCGATGTGGACAACGGTTACCTTGTCTGAGTTCTGGCCTACGCGGTCAGTACGCGCACAGCATTGCAGGTACGTCTCAACAGACATGACCGGACCCCAAAACACCACCGTGTCAGCGGCTGTCAGCGTGACTCCGTGCGATGCCGACTGTGGCTGAATGACCAGTACACGCGGCGACTGCGTAGTCTGGAACTGCTTGAAGATAGCTGTGCGTTTGGCTGGGGTTACGTCGCCATGTATCTGCGCACACTCAATGTTGTTCTTTAATAAAAACTCTGAGATGGTGTCGATGCTGTGGCGGTAAGGCGCAAACACCAAGACCTTGCGGCTTGTCTCTTCTAGCACCTCAAGCAGTACGTTCAAGCGTGGGGAGCAGTCAAAGGTAATGACTTCTTGGTTGTCGGTGTACGCTGCCCCTGCGCTGATCTGTAGGAGCTTGTTGACCCCAGCCGCAGCGTTGACTGCGGTGATTGTTTCACCAGCGGCTTGCATCACCATGCGGTCTTTTAACAGCTTGTAGTACTTAGCTTGCTGTGCAGTCAGCGGGACTTCACGCGTGACAGTAATAACTGGCGGCAGGTCAAGGCACTGCTCTTTCGTAAACCTGATCGCTGGTTGCAAGGCATCATGCACATCGCCCCCTGACGTGGGCTTGGGCATCCACTTAAAGCGGGTAGCTTGGTACATCACCTTGTCGCGCCAGCCTGTATAGAACTTAGGCACAGCGTCAGGGTTAACCAACTTAGCTAGGCCATACGCATCTAACGGCGACTGCGCTGCTGGCGTTCCTGTCATCATCCACAGGTGCGTGTTGGGCTTTAGTATCTTTAGCAGCGATTTGAATCGCTTGGTTCCTACGTTTTTGTATGCGTTGGCTTCATCGACAATCACCAGATCGAACTTGCCATCTTTGACTAACTCGTCAGCAATCAGATTCAAACCATCGTAGTTAGTAATAACAAAGTCATAGCCGCCTCTGACCATCTCCAGCCTACGTGCGGCTTGCGAGTGGTGGGCTACGATACAACTGCGGTGAATGATGCTGTTGTTTAAATCCTGCATCCACGCCGAGGTCATGATCGACAGAGGACACAACACCAAGCAACGGCGCACTTCACCGATTTTCATCAGGTAGTCAGCCGCCCACAGCGCCGACAAAGTTTTACCTGTGCCGGGTTCTGAGAACACAAAGCTGCGACGATTGAGCGTGAGAAAGGAAGCCGTTTCACGTTGATGCGCGAACGGCTTGAACCTGCCCGGCCAATCGTACTTACCCTCGATAGGCGAGACAACTTTCTTTACACCCAGATTGCGAAGCACTCGCGCTTCGTCCAAACCAAAATGTACTGCTACTTCGTATATACCGTTATCGTGACTGACTATCTTATGTTTCGGAATGATTGAATATTTTTCTGGATTACGTGTTCTCAAAAGATATAACTTGTTGTCAATGATCTGCATTACTTATTGTCTCCTTGATTCACGCTCTTGCTGCGCAACCGCAGATTCCCTTTGGTTGACTTACCGCCTTTGCGTAATGGTTTAACGTGGTCGATGTCTTTCCCGCTTCTATCAATACCCAGCTTGTCGTACATGCGACGCGCTCTTTGGCGCTCATGCTGGTCACTACCGGGACCGGATTTGCCGGTCTGTAAATCTCTTTTGTATTCCTTCTTGTAGTCTCTGGTTGCCATGCTGGCCTCCTAATGTTGAGGATGATGCTCACAGTCAGTTACCGGACACCAACCACACAACGGTGTTTGGTTCGGGTTCCATACATCAACACTATGGCTAGCTGCCAGACGAGCGACACGCTCACGGTAGCGCCACCATAGATGCTCTTGCTCTTCCGCGTTGACTTCGTGTGTGACCATCGACTTCTTCACCACAAACAACAACGCTGACTTCACACGTTTGATATGCGGGAAATGTTTGAACACCATCAACGACATCAGGATTAACTGATCGCGGTCAGGGTATCTATCGTTTCCTGTTTTGTAGTCCACTACTCGCGCTGTAAAGTTATCGTCGTTGACGATAATCAAGTCAGCGATACCACGCACCCATACGTTCTCACTATCGAAAGCGCAGGGGTTTAAATCTTCTGTCAACGCCATCTCGTACTCAACAAACTTCCTGCCTGTCTTAGCTTTCAACGAGTCAAGCGTAGGCTGCACAAACGCAAACTGCTCAGGCAAAGGTGTGTCGTCTTTGATGTAGAACTCTGCGGCTTCGTGTAACTGCTTGCCATATCTTGTCTGCTCTGTGTCTTGGAACGGAAACTTCTTCAACACTTTTACTTCGTGGTATCGACGAGCGCAGCCTTCAAAATCTTTGAGCGAACTGTGTGACCATTTAATTTTTACTGGAATCATTTCTGCCCCCTTGCGCGGATAGCTATAGCAATTCCTTCAGCCGTGTCGCTGCTACAAACATCTTCTGCTACATCGTAAGAATCACATACATTCGCACACGCTTCGCGCTCTGCTGCTGCGACTAAGACGGCAAAGCGTTCAACACTCCTGAAAATGAGTAAGTCAACATCGCTTTCTATAGATGCTGAAATTGGAAATTCGGCCTCACGCGCCATGCGGATAATGTCGTCTTTATTCATGCCTGCCCCCTTGCGCGTAATTCCTCTTGCGCTTGTCTAACCATCTCTTGTAATTCGGGCTCATCAAATTTTAATTGGGCAATCAACTCAACTGTTTTGTCTGACGCATTACGCCATATAAACCAACGTCCATTGATAACCGCCCATACACCCTGCAAGACTTCAATCACTTGTTTCATATCCGCCTCTGACAAACAAACGCTTCATGGTTTACGCGAAAGGCTCCTGCGTATTTGCAGTCGCCGACCACCCTGCCTTCAGTTTGCACTTGACCCATCCATATACCCAGCACAAACATAAGCACAGCAGCTAACGACTTAGCCCACACGTCATTAATCCAAGCAAAGACTTTCTTATAATCAATTGTTTCAACAATCACTTAGCATCTCCATAGCGTTTAGCAACATCAATATCAGCGTTGAGTGGAATCCCCGGCATGTAGTCAGGGGTAGTAATCATCTGTTCAAGCACCCACGGCAAAGCGTCTGAAACGTGAGTTTCAGGTACGAGAACAGCAACTTCATCATGTACAGTTAGCACGCATGGGTAACGCTCTTGTATACGCAGCATGCCATCGGTCATGATGCAACGAGCTACTGCCTGAACAATGTTTTCAGTCAGCTTCCCACCGTACAACTTCTTTTCATCGGGACCATACGACCATTGCACACGGCCTTTGTCGTCGGCTTTACCTTTCAAATCAGGATAGCGCAAAGACAGACCGCTTGGCAAGACGATTTCTTCTTTCTTAAATGTTACGCATTTGTGCGTGTAATCAAAGCCATCTTTCAAGCTACGTGCGATAAGCGCCTGACACATCTCCCAGTAATCAACCACAGGCTGCGCTGCTGCACGGTACTTATCAATGATCTCTTTTGCAACTAAGCAATGTACTAACAACTCTTGCTCGGTGCATGTATGCGGGATAGCACGCATCTTCTCAAGGTTCACAGGCCAGTCAACAAACTTAGCAACCTTCTCTGATGTCACACCAAGCTGACGTGCATCTGCTTTTGTATAACGTAGTGGTGGCGCACCAAGAAAGCCTGTCAATAGCTGTGCTGCAAACGATGCCCAGCCTAAGTTATATCCTGCACCAAGCAACGCTGACTTAGCCGACTGCCGTTCTACAGGATGTGTTTCCTTTGTCATGCCGGGCAAGTTAAACATCTGCGCACCGAAGGTTGCGTACGCATCACCACCTTCACGGAACACATCAAGCAGCGCATCGTAGCCAGACAGCCAACCCAATACACGCGGCTCGATCTGCGATAGGTCAGAGACAATCAGCATGTAGCCATCTGGTGCAAGAATAGATTTGCGCAAGAACGAACCACGCTTCATGTTCTGCATGTTGATACCGCTGCCTCGGCTAGCAGACCAACGCCCTGTGTGTGCGCCGTAGTAGTTCAATGGAACCGGGAGTTTTCCTCGCTGCGAGATGTCATAAAATCGCTGCGCTCTCGTACGCTCCAATGTTGATTTAACTCGCAGTCGTGCTTGGCATAGGAGTGCAACGTCCTTTCGTTCTCCATTAAGTAGCGCTTGGAAATGTGCATCATTCTTCGCAAGTGCCAGCGTCTTTTTACCTGTAGTCTTGCTGATCTTAGTCGGTACTTCGCATCCCAAACCTTCCAATAAATCCGCGAACTTCGGGTTGCTAGCCAACGCTGCATCATCAATTTCAAGGCGCGCCAATAGTTCTTCACGTTCTTCTTTCTCTTCTAAGATAGCGTCGCTGAGCATGTTAGGGTCAAGCTCAAGGACAGGGTGGGTAAACATTTTCAACGTCATGTCAATGAGCATTAGCTCTTTCGCCGGATAGCCCTTGACCAAACGCTTGAATACTTCGATACACAGAAAGACATCATGCGCACAGTACGCCGCGAGTTCAGCTTCGACCGTCTCAGAAATCTCGGATAGTCCGTCTGTGGAATGTACGGCTCGACCCTTCTCTGGTAGTCCGAAGTCGGCTGCGAGTTTTGCAAGATTATTGCCAACTTCCACACCTCGTAAAGCACGGGCCATACTGAGAGAATCAAAAATAAAGCAAGGACTAGCACCGTAAATCCAGTCCAAGATAGACACATCAAACTGAGCGTTATGAGCAAGTACGGCAGTACTACACCAATCAACTTGAGCGATGTAATCAGGTAGATTTTCATGGGTCACCCATTCAGTAGTGTCTTCATCAAGATAGCGGAAGCACGCGCCAAACGCTTTAAAGCGTGGGTCACGTATGTACTCCTCAGTCGTCAGCTTCGATAGCGTGTAGTCCTTGCTAGACCAGCGCGTCTCGAAGTCAACAACGAGGATACGTTTGTAAGGCTTCTTCAATTCAATATCCTTTTCGGTCCGCCTTCGGCTTCGTTAATCATCTCGTACGCGCTCGTTATCATCATCAATAGCGTGGACAAGTTAGCGTTGAATGTGTACGTCTGTAGTCTGCCATCTGCTTCATCATAGACAAGGAACACAGCGTGCTTCTTGGCATCAGCTTCATGCAACGTCTTAGTAAACGCTTCTACTGCTTCTTTGATGAACGCTTCTTTGTCTACAGTCTCGCTACTCTCAAGCACATTCGTTAGTTCTTCTGTCATGTAAACCCTTTCAGTATCTGCTCAAGCAGATCAATGTTGTCTTCGTTAATTACCGCAGCCACACCCTGCGCTGTGCGAATCTTTTCCATCTCAGCTTCTTGCAACGGTGTTGGTTTGTTCTTACCAGCCTTACACTCGATAGCAATGAAACGCCCTTTGTAGCAACAGATAATGTCTGGCACACCAGACTTACCGTATCCGCCTGTTACTGGGGAGAAGTAATACACGCCCCACTCTTTTAGTATCTTGTATAGCTTGGCTTTTACTTTAGCTTCAGGTGTCATGTGAGTCCTAACAAAGTATCTGCTGCGCGTTTAATGTTCTCCCACGAATCATATCGAGGTCTATAGCCAAACTGTTCTGCTGTTTGGTTGCGCGAATAATAGAAAGTCTTTAGTCCTGTGGGCGAAACAAACGTAGGATGAGTAACTTCAAACTTTAATCCGTAGGTACGCTTCATGTTCGCCAACAAATCATTCTTAGTAATCGGCTCTCGCGTGTAGCAATCCAACGCACCGTTAGCCGTAGGTTGAATAAGTATCCACGATAGTAGATGCCCTAAGTCCTCGGGTCCGATAAAGTCCCGCACAAGGTTTGTTGTGTCCACAGGCATGACTTCATTATTCTTAACAGCGCGAATCATATTCATCGCCATAAAGTTCAAATTAATATCCTGTGTACCGCTGATGTAATTAAACACACGCACATCCACTATGTGTTTGTCTCGCAGCGTGCGATGCCTAACCTCTGCTTGATGCTTGGCTAACCCATAGTAGTGCTGTGGTTGTGGGCTAGTTGGAAACGTAACATTCGTACTCCACCCCGCAGGGTCAATATCAAAAACGTCACCGTACGCTGCACCACTACTAATGAAAATGTACTTGGTGTTAGGGCGGCGCAAGAAGCGCAACGCAAGCTCGTCATACTTGTAGGTGATAGGGAATATGTCAGCGCCCATCGCTGCTAACTTAACAGGGTCACCTACACCTACGAAGTTAATTACCGCATCTACATACCACTGCGTATCAGGCAGCACATGGTAGCCAAACGATAGATAGTCACGCAGTCCTGCCGCTTGCATGAACGTATCAACTTCTGCTGGCTTACGCGAGAACAACATCAGCGCGTGGTTATCCGCCAGATGCCGAATAAAATCCTTAGCCATCTGACTTGTCGCACCTAGTATTGCAATCCTCATGGCTTCACCACCATTTCTTCTTCTATAGTTTCAGGCGGCAAGAACGGTGTCATGTCATGCAGCGGCGCTTGCTTACCATCCTTGAACGACTGCGAAGGCAGGACTTGTTGGTCTGGTGTGCAACGGCAGTCAAATATTATTGAATCGTAGTCACAAAACAAAAGATCAAAGTCTCTATTCATGCCTGTCACGTCTTCTATAAACATGTAGTTCACATCAAAAGCTGCTGCCACATCTCTGAAATTAGGAAAAAACAAACCTGTTTTATCGTTGACACCATGCACGCGTCCTTCAAAAAACTTTGACTGCGTGTTTTTGATGCTGAGGTAACCGGAGTTGTTTATCACCACAATCTTAATGTTTAAATAATGTTCGCTAATAACAGCAAGCTCTTGTATGTTGGACATAAAGCTACCATCACCTACGATACAAATAACTTGTTTAGCTCCAGCCTTAGCTACGCCTATAGCAGCAGGTAACGCCCAGCCCATGTCACCTTGCGACTGACTCATCACAAGACGCTGTGTCCCTTTGAATTTGTACGCTTGCGGGACTGCATAGAAAGCTGTACCAGCGTCACACATAATGACAGCTTCATCATCACTGTGTTTGCTTATGGCATCAAGCACTGCATAAATATTCAGCCCGTTGCTGTCATCTAAATACTCTGGCTGCATGACAGGCCACTTGTATTTCCAATGCTCACACTTGGCTAACCATTCATTTCTTGTCATAGCATCCCTCTAAAAAAACTATCGAGCGTTGTTTCTATTTTCCAATCTATTGGAATGATGTCTTTGTGCAATTCATGGACTTCAATGTCTACGTATATCTTGTACGCCGTAGGATTAAACTGCGCAGGGTCGTAGCCCACAACAGGTGCGCCAAGCGATGTGCCTAAGAACAGTAACAAGTCAGCGTTCTGCATAGCGAAGTTACCTGCACGATTACCACGCACACCGGGCGTGCCGATGTTTAGTGGGTGTGTGTACGGTGCGTAGTCTTGCGCTCCATAGGTTGTGACGAACGGTATCTTGAACTGCTCAACAAACTTCATAAACCTTTCTACTTCCCCTGACATCCTGACACCTGTTCCAACCACAACCAACGGACGCTGTGCTTTATTCAACGTGTCAGTTAGTTTGTATTTCCCTGTAAACATCAGGTACTCACGCGCAACGTATCGCTGCTCGTACTCAGGCATCTGTGCAGTTTGTATGTCGCTAGGTATATCCAACCACACAGGACCCTTTCTACCGAACTGCGCCTCACCTATGGCTTCCTGCAACGCCATTGGCACTTCTTCTGGATAGCCTATGAACCGCGCTACCTTTGTCATGGTACGCATCGTTGCCACCACATCATGCTCTTGCGTACCATAGTGGCGTAAGTTTAAAAACTTAGTTTCTCTCAACCATGTCGTGCAGTTGTCGCGCTTAACATTGCCTGACAGAAAGAGAATAGGCACACCGTCCTGCCACGCGTTAAGCACGCTAGTCGCACAGTTAGTACCACCGCACCCTGTTGTGGGGTTAACCACAGCAAGCTCACCTGTGTACTTAGCTTCTCCTATGGCTGCATGCCCTGCGCCTTGCTCGTTGTGATAGCAGATGTATTCGATCTTCCCATGCTTGATGAAGCCATCATTCAATCCTGCTGCACCACCACCCATCAAGCCATGCACACGCCGTACACCTATGCTATACAGGTAGTCTGCTATCCAATCAGCTACTCTCATTAAAAATCTCCCATGAACGCAGACACTTTCTCTGCTACGTACTCCAACATTTCTTTAGTCAGCGCAGGTTGCACACCTAACCACAGCGTGTTGTTCATTACTTGGTCAGTCTTGCGCAAGTCGCCTTGCACTCGATAGTTCTGGCCTTTCAAGAACGGTTGCTTCGTTGCGTTGCCAGCAAACAGTAAGCGTGTGCCTATCTGGTTCTGGTTTAAGTAACGAACAAACGTGTCACGATCAAAGTCACAGCTATCAGAGAGCGTGATAGGAAACCCAAACCATGAAGGCGTAGCTAAAGCATAAACGCCGGGGAACCATAGGTTAGTATGCTGTAGCTTGTCAGCTAAGAACTGGTAGTTATCCTGTCTTGCTTTAACAAACTCATGCACACGCTCAAGCTGCGCTACACCACACGCTGCTTGCATCTCTGTGATCTTTAAGTTGTAACCCACATGACTGAACACATACTTGTGGTCATAGCCTTGTGGTAAGTCGCCATGCTTCTGATCGAACCGCATGCCACATGTGTTGTCACTACCCGGCGAACACCAGCAGTCACGCCCCCAATCACGGAACGATTCCACTAAACGTAGTAACTCCAGATCATTAACAATGACTGCCCCACCTTCGCCCATCGTAATGTGATGCGCGGGGAAAAACGATAATGTAGATAAGTGTCCAAATGTACCCACCTTTTGCCCTCGCCACTCAGCGCCCAACGCATCGCAGCAGTCCTCGATTAACCACAGGTTGTACTTCTTTGCGAACGCTACAACCACGTCAAGATTGAATGGGTTGCCCAACGTATGCGCAATGAAGATAGCCTTAGTCTTTTCAGTAACGGCACTCTCAAGCATACTCACATCGATGTTAAGCGTTGCATCTACATCCAAGAACACAGGCACACAACCGAACTGAATGATCGGGTTGATCGTAGTAGGGAACCCACACGCAACAGAGATAACCTCGTTCCCCCGCTTGATCGCTCTGTCTCCCAACTTAGGAGACGTAAGCGCAGAGAAGGCTACGAGGTTAGCTGAACTGCCTGAGTTGACTGTACGCACAGCCTTGCACTTTAAGTATTCACCTAGCATGCGTTCAAACTGCGCGTTGTATGCACCCGCAGTCAACCAGCCCTTGTCAACGGCATCGTGCATGTAGTCTTTCTCACGATCTCCCACCACCTGCCCAGAGGCAGGGATGAAAGTCTTACCGGCTACGAAGTTACTCATACTGGCGTTTGGATAGGAGTGAAGCCGGGCGTTGCTTGTGCAACAGGTGCAGCCGGAGGCGGCATCAAGATGCCATCAAACATGTGAGTACCAACGTGCGCTAACTGCGCCCACGGTGCAGCCCATACAGTACCGCCGCATTTCTCACGCCACTCACGGCAGAAATGATAGTCCTCAGACAGCAAGCGTTCGCCAGTAGGCTCGATGCTAGTAGCAAAGAACTCAGAGATACGCTCCTTACCAATGTTGCCACCCAAGTCATGTGTGTCGTTGATGTAGCTAGGTACGTGGTCGCGCAGTTGTTCAAACACCTCACGTTTAATCAGCATGAAACCTGTGCCACCGTTCCATATCTCAACAGGCTGGTCAAGCTGCACCTGTGCTTCACCTGCGTAGCCAACTAAGTTAACAACGAACGAGCCAGAGTACTTACGCAGTTCATGTGGCGGCACACCAGCAAGCGCAGCTTTGTGAATCATCTCCCAATTAATCTCTTTCTTAGGATAGATACCGCAGATGATTGGCTTGTCTGCCAACATCATAGGCAGTACGTCCGCAGGGTTGAAACGAATGTCAGCGTCAATGAACATCAGGTGCGTGAAGTCAGACTTCAAGAAGCCATGTGCCAACGCATTACGCGCACGCTGAATCAACGACTCGTTAAACAGGAACGACATAGCTACGTCAATCTTATTGTCACGCAACGTATTCTGTAATGTCATCAGCGACTGCGCGAAGTAACCAAAGCATTGGCCGCCGTACATTGGTGTTGCTATAAAAACTTTTGCCATTCCTAACTCCTAGTATTTAAAGATAGATTTCTGTAGCCACGGGAATGTAGCTCCAAACTTGTACTGCATATATTCATTGTTACCTAAGAACGTCTCCTTGCTCATGCCTCCTGACCCATCTTTGGATAATCGGTAATTAACTGAGTGCTTGCCTGTCGTACCTGTTGATAGCTTTGCGTTCATCAATGCGCGTTGAAAGTTTCTATCCGATACAACAGGTACGTACCATGCGTGGCTGTGCTGCCTAGCTATCGCTGTACGTACTGCGTAGCATGAGTTGTCAACGAGGTAGTGCCCTGTTGCGTTAGGCTGCATGCCTAGTGACTCGCAGTTGTCATCACAAATAAAGTTGCCATCAGCGTCAACGATCTTTCTAAAGCTATACGCCCACGCTAGGCTGTGTTCTTCTATCAACGCAACCAAACCCTCAATGTGGTCAGGCTCGTACCAGTTGTCATCGTCAAGGTAGAAGATCACATCCTCGTCAACAACAAATGGAGCCATAGCAAAAACGGGAGCCATACCGTAGCCATCGCCGCCGTTAGCATTAGGTAGATAAACACCTTCCACATAGGGGTAGTCCTCTAATAGTATGTCCACTTTTACGTGGTGCGGTTGACCATGAGCAAACACGTAGTGCCTTACTTTGCCTTTGTACGTTTGCTTACGTACACTCTCAAGTGCTTGGCATATCGTGTTTCTGCCTTGCGTGCTAGTTATTACGGCTACGGATAAGCTCATGCTGCCACCATATAGTTAAGTAGTGTGTCAACGAAGTGCGCGTTGTAAAACTGCTCTGCGTCCGGTGAAGTAATAAACTTTCGTATGGCTACGAGGTAGTCCATGTACTCGTAGCTAGGCATGTTAACTAAGTACTCGTATAGTTCCTCGTACGTGTGGAAATCATTAACGTCAACAAAACACTCAGGCGGTATGTGGTCACGCACGTTATGCGCACCCAAGTACACAGGCACAACGCCCACCATGAAACAATCCGTTAGCTTCTCGCTGATGTAGCCGTACGAATGACAGTTCTCATACGCTAAACAGAACCGATAGTTAGCTAGCGTCTTTAGCTTGTCATTGGTTGCGCCCTTGTACGTGGAGAAGTTATGCCCCTGCCAGTTGCGTCCCCACAAATCAAAGTCCCTCGGCGCTTGCGCTGTAAAAAATCGAATAGCTTCCACACGCTTGTGATATATGCTGAGTGGGTGTGAGCTTTGCTTGTACGTATTCATCAAACACATCAGCTTGCGCTTGTGATAGTTCGTAAACACCTCGTCAGGCGTAGGCATGTACGCGTCTTGCAAGTTAGTCGTGAAGTTAGACTTGATGAACTTGTTGCCATCGACTAAGCGGTCGTCCCACGTAAAGACCTTCTCGCAACTATCAAGGAAGTCCTTGTCGTAGTTGTTAGGGATGATGCTGTCTGGTTCGTACAGCACAGCGATAGTGCGTGGTGCTTTAGCTTTGATGGTTGTCGGTCTGTCCAACAGGATAAGCAGGTCACCCTCGTCGCGTTGGTCAGGCGTAAACATTTCTATACCGCGCTCTTTCGCAGCCGCATACAGATCGTTCCACGGACGCAGCAAGCCAGCCCCGATGTCGCTGTCAGGGTTGGTGAACAGGTAGCCGTTGGTCGTGATGAAATCGTAATGGTTCTGGACTATGACTCTCATATCAGTACGTACCTATAGACAGGGTTGATGGTGTTGTAGTTGAAAGCGAAGTTGTCCCAACGCGTCCAGTTGGCAGCGTTGACTAAGTTGGCAGAAGGACAGGCCAAGCTCTCCTCACATTCAATCAGAGCAAGGTAGTTCTTCAGGATTGGCAGACACGAAACCTTCTCGCCATACCTATGGCGATAGCCTCGATGTCCGAAGGGCGTGATGTTGGTGACTGCGTTGTCTTTATCTACTATGCGTTCGGCTAGCACGTAGTCATCAGACAGTACAAGTCGGCGGGGTACGCGCCGCGCAAGGGCAGCAGCGTCTTTCATTATTAAATCTTCAGGCGGCAGGATTGTCTCTGCTTCTAGCTTGTCACCACCACGCAGAAAGATTAGCCCTGCGCCTTGGACGTTGTACTTCTCGTCTTTGTAATAGCTCTTGATCTCGCGCTCGATCTGTCCGTACATGAACACTTTGAACTGACTGAACTGGTCGATGTGCATGGGTGATGCGGTAAAGATAAAGTCACGCATAGATTCAAAGTGAATCGCTTGCGGGTTGGTAGGTAGCTTATCGACTAGCGTGAATGTCGTACGGAATATATCGTTGAACGGTTCTTTGTAGTCCCACCATGCGTACGTGTTATCAATCAACAGTTCCTTGTTGTTCATACGCGCAACGTAGGCAGCGACAATCATGTTATCAATGACTGAAAAGAAACCAGAGTTACGTGGTTGATACAGCATCGAACCAGTAGGTATGTAGGGCAGATTAAAAAGGGGATTGCTATCGAATGAAACGCCTATGTACTTGTTGTACTGCTCATCCGTTAGGTTGTAGTGCTTGCACGCAAGCTCCATCCCCAAGCAGGAGACAATCTCCTGCTTGTAGAAATGGTTCTTTACTTGGTGTAGAGGAGGGAGGTCGGCAAGCGAAACCTGACCCCACAAGTACTGACGTGCGTTGATAGCCGCAAGCCTTGCGGGGTCATTGTCTGCCGGTGAGTAGCGGTTGAATTGAATCATTTAAACCCTAAGCATTACGTTTAAAAACTTAGAAAAGAAAGAATACTTTTTATCCACATCCCCTAGTATCAGGTCTTGCGCAAAGCGTTCTTCCGGTGTGCGTTCATCTTCTTTAATCTTTGGCAGGTAGTACCTGCCAATCTTTGGTAGTTCCTCTTTGATGAAGCGTCCCTCTTTTAACATCGCGTTCTCCTATAGATCATCGAAGTCGTCCTCGATGAAGTAACTAGATACGCGGCTACGCCGTTGCTTACTGTCCTTGATGTCCTCGTTCTTACGGCGCACCGCAGTTTGTACAGCCTTGATCTTTGAGACTTCAGCAGGGGTGTAAACAGGAGGTGCTTTGAACTTGACAGGGTTAGGCGGTCGTCCTGCGCTACGTGTTTCAATGACTGTCTCTAGCGTTTGGAATCTCGCCTTACATGATTCGCACTTACGGTAACGTAACACCCCATCCAATGTAGATTGTTTGACGGTCGAAGTTACCTGCGAATTGCCACCGCACTTGCATTTCATTTACACCCCTTACTGAATTAATCAAGCGTCCATTCGCGCACTAAACGCTCTGCCTTAGTCGGCATTTCTTTCTGCATAGGATGCGGGTCAACTAACGAACCCTTGTCCATGCCTTCGGGCAGTCGCCACAACTCGATAGCTTTCTTGTCTTTGGTGCGCAGCGCGGTGTATGTACCCGCACCCCACAGGATACTAGCGCGTGACGAGATGCTTGACTGCAAGGAGCCGATGTCAAAACCGTTGAGTGGGATGGTGATTAACTGGTCATGGACAAGGTTGTCCATGAGTGGGGCTAGGTAGGTTGTCATCGTGCCGCGAGGCAGCTTGGAGTGGATACGCTTTCTCTTGCCCAGCTTCTCAGGCTTGATCGTACCTACCTTGATGCCGTACTCCTCGCTGTAAACTACAAAGTCGATGTCGGCTTTGTCCTTCATCATCTTCAATGTGTTGATAGCGCGGTCGAGCAATGTTTGGTATGTCTGAGGTAATGTTTTGGCTTTAGCCATGATAGAACTCCATGTGGTTGGTTTACGAAATCATACAGATGTAGCAAAAACTGTCAAGCGTTGGACAATAATTTTAACAAATCTACTGTCTTCTGCCAGACTTCCTGCCTAACGGCAGCATCCTTGCGGATGTCCTGCACCTGATACTCCGCCAAACCTGACAGGGTATCGAGGGTTTCAGATACTGTGTTATTTTTTAACACGTCATTGAAGAAGCGAAACAGCTTGACCTCATAAGTCAAGCCGCGCACCGTCTCCTCATGAAAGCGGCGAGGTCGTGCCTCCCCGTCCACAAAGTCCATCTTCAAGCGTTGGTTCAGGTCATACACAACCTGCTCCACGCGAGTTAGTAAGTCACGCTCCATCAAGTCACACCTGCGGCGCAGTTCTAACGCCAGAGTGGCAAGCAGTTTGCCGGACTTGTTGTCAAAGTTGTATGGATAGGCTATGTAGTACACCTGCAAGTCACAGCCTTTCTCTTTTAAGTCGCGCTTGAATGACTCCACCTCCTGATTGAAGTCCTCCCACATATCATCAGGCAGGGCACGCAGTCCATCTGTGCCCCATAGCAGCGTGTGCCTGTGAATGTAACTACGCGCTAACGCCGACATGGCGTTGATCGCTTTCGCGTTCTCACCTTGTCGGTCGTAGCTCACCTTTGTATCTACTAAGATCATTCAGTCCTCCGTATTCGTGCGGCTGCATGTTGGATGGTTGCGCACAGTTCTTTGATTTGATCGTAGCTTGATTCACTACGCAAATTTTCTACTATGTGGTTGGCGTGCAGGATGGCGCGGCTTAGTTCACCATGCGTCACAAGTGCTGACACAATGCTGTTTAACTGCGCCTCCAGTTGCTGAACCATGTCGATCAACTCATCCTTACTCAGTCCCTGTAACTCGCTCATTGTCATCCTCCATTGGGTCTACGCGAAAGCGTATGGTGTCTACGTTAAGCGTGTCGATGTCACGTTGTGATATGGCATCTAACCCCGCCGCGATTGCTTCTTCTGCGCTGCTGTTGTACACAGTCAATGACTTCTCAAAGTCAGCGCGTCCTTTGATGCGTACTACGAATGATTTCTTGCTCATACTTCCTCCTTAATTTCCATTGACAGGGTTTTGATGTCGCTGATGATCTCGTGGTCGTACTCACTCTTATCAGTACCCATCTCTACCGCTTGAATCATTGCGTCTGGCATATGGTCGGCGTTTATCCAACCCCACACACGTACCTCGCACAGTACTACTTGCTCTACTTTGAATCGTTTCATTTTGGTTCTCCTCACATTACAGGTATGTACTTGCTTAGTACGATGAAATCTTCCTCTGGTATTTCGTTATGCCCCGCATTGAAGATCAACGTGCAGTCAGACCAGTAGCCATCATGTGCATCGTCGTAGTCAGCTTTAGTGCCGCCCCTCCACCCCATCGCTGTCTTTTTGGTGAACTTGTAGGGGTCGCCTTTGGTTTTGAATAAATACGTATCGGTGTACTCAAAGTCACCGTTACGCTCTAAGATTTTGCCTATGTAGTATTTCATTTGGTTCTCCTAAATAAACTCATGGACACCATGTCCATGAGTAAGTCACATAAAAAACGAAGGCACGTAGCGCACAAACAAGAAAGCCAAGCACGCGCCAACGATCATCAGCAAACAGGCTGCGCAAATGCCAATGGCAACCTCACGCAAAAAGTCATCATCGCCCATGAAACCCCCCACAAGAATAAGAATGACACCCGTCAAAAGAAAGATTTCAGGCACGCTCATGCCCCCTCCTTCGCTCGGTCGATGGCATCTTGCGCCTCAAGGGATGACGCAGTTATAGAACGTGCGTGTTCGATGTCGCTGACGATCTGTGCGAAGATCACGCTAAGAGGGACACCATGTCCCGCATGACCTAACACAAACCCTACTGCGTACAGTAGGGCAGGCATGGCAACGGCAGGTTTCATCCCATCATCGCCATCGATCACATGAAGCAATCGCTTCATCAACGCTTTTACTTCTTCGTCGTGTATGCTAGACATAACTCCTCCTTACATAAGTGTTGTGCTGTCGTGGTTGCCAGACTCGAACAGATCGAATATCCACTCGGCTGCCTCGTCTGGGTATGCGTTAACCATGTCCCACATCTCGCCCTCATGCTTCTCACCGAACGATTGCTCAAGCAGGAACGCTGCTTTGTTGGGAGCCATCAACACCCAGTCATACAACGCTTTGATGCCACGCTTGTGACAGTTGTGCGCAGCGCGTGTGATCTTGGTGATGTTTAACTTCTTGCCGAACGATGAAACATCAGAGTCATAGATTGCATAGTCCTCGAACTCGGCATACTCGTCATCGTAGTCACCGAACGCAGCACCGCTTGCTAGACTCTTGCTGCTGTGCTTGGTTGAACCCTTGATGTTGTAGCCGTAGCTGTCGTTCATACCCCACCCGCCGGTGTAATACTTGTTGACGTTGTTCTTGCGACCATGACCATGCAAGTGTGATGACCACGCATACGTGTTGGATAACCACGCGCCCTCATGTTCGACGCCTGCGTCATAGTTAAGCACGACACTCTCACCGCTGCTGTGCATGAAAGCAAACTTGTTGCTGTGACCGATCATGTCTTCGAGGTACGTCTGGTAGTCAGGGTCAAAGAGCAGCGCAGGGTTAGCTTCCAACGCAGGGCGCAGGATGAACTTGATGAAGTGCCATGTGTCGGACTTGGTTTTATCTACTGGGTTGCCCATCGACAGGATGCCGTTGTGCGCCATCCATATCTCGTCAGTTACTTTGTATGGATGACAGTTCTCCATGTCGATGTCGCCGTGGGTTTTCATACGATAGTGAATGATGCACTCGCGTCCCTTCAATGCGTCTTTGTACAGCGCATTAATTTCCTGGGGTTTGCCTAGTGTCTTAACGACTACGAGCTTGCCACCCTCTGCATACATAGCACCGAAACCGTCAGAGTTGTGTGCATAAAAGTCGTTGAGCAATTCGTCGCTGAATGATACGTTTGATGGATGATGAATAAGAATACACATAGTTAGTTCTCCTTTAAGTGGTTGGATTACGACATGATGCCTTGCAGTTTGAGATGCTTGCGTAAATGCTTTGTCTCGCTGCGTTGTGATGATGAATCGATGAAGTCTAAGAAGCGTGGTGTTGATAGATGAAACCCTGCCGGTGAGGCTGGCATGGTGAAGTTGACTACTGCATTAGCAAACTCGATAGCAGACAACAGCGTGTCATACACAAGCGTACCCTTGAAGATACGAAACTCGACAGTCTGATCGTTGGTAATGTTCAATGCATCGCGGCGTTCAACGTCATACTTGTGTGCGGTAGACAAACGCTTACGTGCTATGCGTGCATAGTTGACGTTGTACCTACGTGCTACTGCTTTGACTAGCTCATGGTTGTCAGGATGATTCAAGAAGACATTCATCTTGTTAAGCTGCATGACGTGCATATTCTTACGACTGACATGCACATGCAGACCACACGTTGACGTGTCATGCGAACGCATACCACGCGTCAAGTCACGATCATTTAACGCAGACCATAACTCGTAATGACTGTCTAAGCCCATCGGATTAGTGATGATCTCAAAGCCATGCGTCAATGAACCGTCAGCCTCGAAGTACACACGCTTGCCTACCTCACCATCGTTGAGCTTGGCGTTCAATACTTCAACGTGGTCATCGATGCTGCCATCCTTGACCTCGACCTCAAGCTCTACGCCCATGAAGCGGTCGTTGCGTTGTGTCCATACTGAATGAAGGAAGGGTTGCTTACCGACACGCGAACGATTGTGATAGCTGCCAAGTAACTGCGGCTTTCTGCCCTCGTATTCGTAATGAATGTAAGCATCCTCGTCATCATCCCAATGGAAATCATCGTCATCCTCGTGGACATACACCTCGTCACCGTCTCGGTCTAACGCCCAACGACCGCTGTCTGTGTACACGTATTCGCTGTAGTGTTCCGAGTAGCGATAGTTGTTGTCGATACATGAGTCGCACACGTTGTCGGTGCTATCGTACGGCGTACGCATCAAGTCCTCATGTGCGTAGTTGCAGCAGTCAGAGCAAGAGTGGTAACCGTTGCTTTGCAATATCTCCTCGACCTCATCGCGGTCGTTCTCTGCGTGGTTGACTAAAATGGTAGCTATCTCGCTGCGTTTGTTGCGTGATAAGGCGCTGTTGCTCAAGTCACCGCCTTGTATGTGCCACACCGTTGTGAGTAGACCGTATCCCGTGTTCTCTGCGATCTCATCAAGCGGCTGCCGCATTACGCCGTTCAATAGTTTACGCATGACAGAGTGGAGCGCTTGTTCTACTGTGTTGCCGTACCGCAGCTCGCTTATCTGCACCCTGATACGAATAGTCATGGGTTGAAATACCAAGTTAACGAAGGCATACGCTGCGCTCTTGCTGCCGAAGTCGCCACGCTCAACAAGTCTGGCTACTGCATTGAAGAACGCCTCAAGTCTGTCGCGTGCTGCTAAACGTACGTCTTCTGGATAGACTTGGCGTGGGTCGGGGTTGTCGTGCATGAGCGCATAGGTAGAGGTCATAACTACCAGTAGCGCGTGTTCCAAGCGGTTAATGTAGCCGCTTTCTGGTTGGGGTTGAGCTACAGTAAAAAAGTCATACTGTGACGATGATTGTGTCATGATGCTTCTCCTTAAAGTGTGGTTGGTTATGCTGCGTTGTGGTGCTTCAGGTAATACTCTTGTTGCTCGAGCTTTTGGTTCAGCAAGGTTAGCTTCGCCTCCACTTCTTTTAATAGTTTGTTCTCTTGCTCAATACGCCAGAGCGTTAGCTCATGCTGCGCTTTAAACTTAGCGATCAGCGTTTCGGCTGCCGTTGGTTTGTTTAGTTGTAGTTCTAACTGCATGGTTCACCCCCATAAAAAAGGGGCGCATGGTGCGCCCCGATAAAACTCATGGACAACACGTCCATGAGATACTACACGTTAAAAAATAACGTGTCAAAACAAAACCTTTTACTCTACTCCCAATCCACCGGCGTTTCGTCAGCGGGAAGAGCTGACACCAGA